GAAGTCCCATATTACTTTTTATAGTCCATGGTTCATTATCAAATCTAGGAAATGACATATCTAATATAACCCCATCATATATGTTAGTACATATACTGGCATATATAGTTTGTAATGCACTATTAAAAGAACGGGCAGCATATAAAGTATTACTGCCCATATATTTAGATACTTTTTCTATCTTGCTATTATCATCATCTATAATTAAAAATTCCATAATATCACCCTCTACTATTTTTATTCAATAAAACGTATAGGTTTTTCTTTTTTATCTTTTATAATTTCATTTATAGATATTCCTTTGTTTATTTTATTTGACAACCAGTTATACTCTATAGAATATCTATAAGCAATCTGTGATATAGTATAATCATATCCATTAATATTTATAATATGATTTGTACTAGTATTATTTGCTTGTACATTATCAGTAGTCCACCTACAATTCCATGGTGCATATGGGCCATCATTATCAATTCTATCTATAGATAGATCTTCATTATATCCATTCCTAATAGACCAATTATAAAAGTTCTTAAGACCTTGATCATTCTCTTCTATTAGCCATTCATCACAAATAAATATTCCTCTACCACCATATCTATCATAGTTACTTTCATTTAAATTATAACATCTTCTTATCATTCCTCTATATATTTTATATATTCTAGTATTTGTTAATCCATGAGTTTGTTTATTTTGTTCGCATCCACATGATTCACTATTGCCATTTAATAGATTAGAAAGTCTAAATTCCCTATCCGATATATCTGTTTTACAAGAACATATACATTTATAATAATAATATTTATCTTTCAAACCCAAATATTCTACTATTTTTAATTTACCAAATGTCATTCCTATATAATGATTTTTATAGAATTTATTTTTACAAGTTTCACAAACAACTCTATAATGAATTAGTTGAGAGGGAATCATATTTTTTAGATTCCCACATCTTTTACATTTATAAGTAGCCAGTATGGAATTAAATTTTTTAATTCCAGAATTACGCTCTATCATTTCCCAATCTCCATATATCGAATATTCTACTTCTTTATCCAATTAATTCACCTTCATTGTTATTTAGGATCTTCTACAAATCTTATAACTTTCTTATTATCTTTTTCTATATATCCATCATCTTTATATTTTTTAACCGCATCCTTACCAGATAGATAGGCTGAGGGGCGTTTCATGAAGAATAAATCCATAAAGGAAGGTTTGTTCTTTCTATAAGTCAAAGGATTATATAACATTTTCGATAATCCTTCATATGATAATGATACTATAATAGATGGATTATTTGATAGTGATTGTTTTAATGTCAATAGATTGTATGGTTCATTTGGATATTTCCATTCTGGCTTTTCTAATATATTATCTACATTTCTTAATTGATTACTTAATATTACTTCACCATGAATGGACATTACATTGATTCCACCCTCTATAAACGTCTCTACTAATCGTTGTAGGATATCATTTCTGTTTAAGTTGTTTGTTATATCGGTTTTATCAATAATATCTTTTATTGCTTTTAATGTAGCTGATAGATCATAATTCTGAATCTCTAATATAAACAATGGAGCTTCATATAAATCTTTAAAATCTACTGCTACCTTTCCATCTATCTCAGTAGCTTTATCTCTTATTATTGTATTCAACTCAGATGTTATATAAAGTTCATCAGCATCTTGAGTATGGATATTAAATATTTCACCAGTAGGTGATAATACTTCAAATTTAGTAACGTATTCATTATATTCTACATCTTCATATTCACTTTGCAAACTAATATTATCTATTAATAATTTATAATTATTTAAGTTTACAGAATCGTCTGAAGTTACTTTTATAATATCATAATCTAAATCAAAGAATCTATTAAATTCAGCTGGCCACTTAAATACTTTTACTGCAGATTCTAATAGATGTTTAGCTTGAAGCATTCTTCCAGTAAGTGTAGAAGATACTTCTTCTGCTGCTATTTTTCCTATATTGATATCATTATTTGTATATGCTAAATCTCCATAACATCTATAACATATCCCATGACCTGAAGCATGTGAAGCACAAGTCATTGGGGAACGTAGATATATTTTCTTTCCAACTAGATCTTTGGTAGTATTTTTCAATAGATATTCTTGTCCATTAGGACTAAGTCTATAATATCTATTTTCAAATTTAGACTGCACTATTGCATTAGTTATAAATATTTCTTCAAAATTCTTAGTATCGCACACATAATTATGATCTGGATACATTATAGTATCTATATTATTAAGTCCTAACAATCTTGCAAAGTATCCTGAAATACCTACATTACCTTCTACTATAATCTGTGCAACTCTACCACCAGACTCTTCTATAAAGAATGATAATGTATCATTTACTCCACCAGTTAAAAAGTTCGTATTTATCAATGTAGGATATACCCCACCTCTACCATCTGGTTTAGTTCCTATATTGATTGCTACTTCTTTAAATTGTTTTGGATTTACACCTTCGCCAGCATTAAAGAAATCTGCTAAACAATGATCTGATTTTTGTATTATATCTATCATCTTATTAGCATATTCCATTCCTACTGCTTTTACTTCTTCAACTGGAGTACCAGTTAAATCTGCATGTATTAATCTATTGAATTCACTATTCTCTTTCATTAGTTTAATGAAGTCTTCTAAATTTATTGTATTTGATAGATAGCCGTTAAACTCATCTATATAACACCATTTAAACATCATATCATCTATCATGTTATTTAGTTTTATATTAGATGTAGATTTTCTTTTCTCTTCTAAGAAATATACATCAACATATTTCTTAATACTATTTTGTGTTATAGATTTTCCAAAGAATAAATGCTTTGGTTCTATTATCATATCTGATTTAACTATTATATCCCACATAAGTACATTAAAGAGTAAATCTTGTAAAGTTAAATCTATATTTACAGCATTATTAAATTCAACATTTACAAAAGCTTTTTGAACTTCATCAGTTTCAATCCCATCTCTAAATATATTTAATATCCAAAAGAAGTGATTATCTATATTATCTTTATTAAAATCCTTTGTATAAACTTTCATCTTTTTATTCTTTACCAATTCTGCATAAGGACCATAGTTATTAAGATTTTCTAACATTTAAAACGCTCCTCTTTTAGTCTATTTTATATTAATATCATTATTATATAAAACTTTATCTTCTTTAGTTATTACATGATTCTTCTTAGTATCAGTCGATACTACACGTTTAAATAAAAATTCATCTTTCATAATAAGTGAATATTCTTCTTCAGCCTCATCCGCTAAACATACTGATTCCTCAGCTCCATCTATTAATTGTTTTTGTACATTAGGATCTATATAGGATTCTTTTAATAATTTATTTATTAGCATACCTGTTCTACCAGCACCGCTGATTCCTATTATCATATTTATCTCCTTTCATTAATTATACATTAATTCTTACAATATAATAATATATAATTAGAAATAATATTAGTAGTTACTGTACTATAGTAACTTAGTACAATAGGCAACACGTATATAGCGTACTTGGTATTTAGAGCCGCATTCTTTACAATGTCTAAGTTCTTCATTATATAATATATCTATAGTTTCAGTATTGGTAGATTTGCATTTTGGACATTCAGTATCATCTATTTTATCTTTCATAAAATATCACCCCCCTATTATAATGTTAAAATAGAAATACTTTTTCTATGTTCCTAGAAGGATTGTTTATATTTATAAAAAACTTTTTATAATAGCATAATTAAAGCTGAGAAATTAATCTCAGCTTTATTTTTTATAGTTTTAATATATTACTATAATTATTTGTATCATTCATTTTACATAATCCAATAGACTCTAATGGAAAGTTCTTAAGATTATCATTTATTATTGTTGGATAATCTATAAACTCTAATGTCCAATCTGGTAACTCGCTATTCTTTGGGACTGCCATTGCTGTTATTCCTTTTATAAAAGGTTTTTCTTTAAGTAATGGTATTATTTTATCATAAACATCTGGATATAATTCTTTTATCTTTTCTACATTCTTTTGAGTTATATCAACTTTTATAACATCTATATTATTTCTAACTTCTAAATCAATAGCTGCTATATTATCATATCTTAATACATTCCAAACATAACTTGCTTTTATTCCACTTAATCTAAATGGATCATCATAACTATTCATAGACTTTATAGTTAATGGTTTATAATATTCTTTATTCTTACTTAATAAAGAATCAAATATTTCTTTCTCTACTTTAGCTAAATCTTTTAAAACTCTTAATTGATCTATCTCATCTGAATTTAATACATCTTCAAATAAAATCTCTTGTAGCTTTTCTTGAGTCTTAATATTTAATGTAGTTTTAGCTATAGGCAATCCTTTTATATCTAATAATCCATTTAAGAATTTACCTTCTTGTAATTCTTGAATTGTTGCATAATTCTTCTTAGCAAGGGTTAATAATACACGTTTAAATAAATATTCGTTTTTCATAATAAGTAAACATTTTTTCTTTGGATCATATGAATTAGAATTCTGTGTATATTTACACATGTAGTCATTAATTAATTTATATAGACAATATGCCATAATATTTATTATAGAATATCTTACTCCTTCTTGAGGGATAATACTTAATACATTCATACTTTTATGAATACTTATAATCTCATCATTCTTAAAATCATAATCTCTATCATCTTCAACAAAATCTATTACTTTTAATTTATCAGAATCTCCGAATTCATCAGTTTCTAAAAAAGAAATTGCTTTTAATTTTTTCTTTTTAATAGCCATTGGTATGTCCACTACTTTATCTAATGTAAATCTATACCATGCATCTAATGAAACTATATTTGAATCAGTATCTCCTAGAGCTACTACTTTTCTTATCATATTTTCTGCTTTATCTAATCTATCTATTATCTGATATGAATAATAAACGTATTCTTTTAGAAATGATAAAAATTCATCTAACTCTACTTTTATTTCTGATGGTACATCATTTGGATCTAAGAATGGTTCATGTAATTCTGTTAATATATAAATTAATGCATTTGTCATAGATCTATTATTTACAAAATCATATAGATTATTCTTATAATATAATCTATTCCAGTCTTCTTGTTTTAATCTACCAAATATTTCCCATACTATTAATAGATCTTCCTCTGATGGTATATAATCAAATCCACAAGTCATCATTACCTTATTAAAACTTTCAGTCATAGTTATATCATTATCTAATATTAATCTATCAGAATATTCTCTTTTTTCAGTAACTATATTATCTATAAATGTAATTACTTCATTAAGAGATCCAAAATTAGAATTATTTGCTAGAAACATTTCAAATTGAAGCATTGCTGTTGATATACATGATCTACCTTGAACTGTAACAGATGATGCAATATTAACATTATAATATAAGCAAGATACTTGACCAATTGATCCATATAACTTAATCTTACTATATAGTCGTTGTATAATGAATATTATACTCTCACTATATATCATTTATTTAGAATGCTCGTACTTTCATACGAAGAAGAGACTATATCTTCATCCTATTTTACTAGGACGCTCTGCACTTCCACTAGACTTCTAGTGTACTCTACTCACTTCGTGTATACATTACTATACCTTATTTTCAACCCTGCTAAATTAATAGTTCTTATGGATTTATAGCTTTCGATAGTCGTTGAACCTTCTACCAATTATATTCAGATGATATATCTTTATAATTTTTTCTATTTTTAATAAGACGAATAAATTCATAAAATGATTTCTTTTTATTTATATCTGAAATATCCTCATTTATTAATTCTGCTATTTTTATATAGTCATATCCATTAAATATATATCTACATATATCTCTAATTGTATTTATATCATATTTAGAAGATTTTGCATTAGCATTAGATAAGTTAAATTGTTTAGATATATTTTTATAAGTTATACCTCGTTTAATATTACCTACAGTATCTCTATTATTATCACTATCTTCCATTCCTATATTAAATAATATTTCACTATAAGATTTATTTTCTTGTAGCATATTACATATTTTATAAACCTGATCATTTGTTAAAGATGAATTTATATTATCTTCTCCTCTTTTTATATTATTTTTAGAATATTCTACATTTTCTTTATGTGTCATCCATTCTAAATTATCACAATAGTTTTTCTTTGTATCATAATTTTTATGATTTACTTCAGGTTTATTGTATGGATTAGGAATGAAAGTTTTAGCTACTAATCTATGAACTAAAAAACTTTTACCTTTAATAATATTTGTACTTAATGCTATGTCTTTATAACTACTACTTCTAGATTTATGATTTCTTTGTTTTAATATTTTCTTTGTTTTAGCAGATCTAATTTCAGATGTTTCTGATATTTCATATAAATTATCCTTAATATTATCACAGTTTAATTTATACCAATATATAGGCATTTCGTCTTCTTTATTTAAAAAACTAATAATTTTCATTAATATCACCTCTTAATAAATATAAAGTTAGTGATATATCATCTTTTATTATAATTGGCAGCTTGGCTGCTATGATTACCCATTGTTTATAAGAGTTAGGATTCTCACCATACCTTATCTTAATATTTCTTTCTGTCTTTCGACCACATTCACGCTCATCTTTACAGATCACGTTGTAGTATATTAAGCTCTTAGGGACTCCCAGCAGTTCACAGAGTTTTCAATTATACATTACTGTATAACGCACCTCATATTTAAGCGTTAGCATCTAATTTATCTAGTAATTGTAATAAATTATATTTTTCAAACTCTTCTGATCCTTTTGGATATTTAAACATCTCATTTTTATGAATTCCTCTACCATCCATAAATGATTGAATCATCTTTGCTAGAGGGTTAGGCACTGTTCCATGCTTCTTAAATAAAACTCCAAATGCTGTAATTATTGGTTCTCTAGTAAGTATGTATTCTGCCATTTCTAATACTGTAGTATTTATATTTTTATTTTGATAATTATTCTCTATAATAGCTTCTGAGTTTTTACATCTTTTTAAAATAGAATAGTTGATAGCATCATTCAATTCTACACTAGATAATGTTGGAAAAGATAAATGTATCATTCTAGTAGCAGTATCTTTATACCTTTTAACAATCTCTAAATCTTCCATATTCTTCATATATAACACACTCCTAATACTTTTCTTTATTTTAATGTTGTGAATTATATATTTTTTTACTAATATCTATTTTAATTATATATTATAGAAATGAATAAAATAAAAATAAAGGAGGAAATATAAATGGGAAAATCATTAAAAAGAGTTCCAATGGATTTTAAATATCCATTAAACCAAACTTGGAAAGGTTATATAAATCCATATAAAAGTATAGAATGTAAAGCGTGTAATGGATCAGGATTTAATGAAGCAACTATGAAATTAAATAAAGAGTGGTATACCTATTCTGATAATGGTAAGATTATAGAAGGATGGCAATATAATTTAGAACAAGACGAAGTTCAAGCATTATTAAATGCAAATAGATTATGGGATTTTACTAGAGTTGCAATAAATAATGAACAAAAAGAAATTATAAAACAAAAAATTAAAGAAGGTGGAAATTCTTGGTTACCTTTTAATAATGGTTATATACCAACTGCAAATGAAGTTAATGTTTGGGCAAAAATAGGATTTGGACATGACACGACTAATAGAATAATTTGTGTAAAAACTAGGGCAATGAGACTTGGAGTATTTGGAATATGCTCTTATTGTGATGGAGAAGGTGAAGCGTGGTATTCTGATGAAATTAGAAAATTATATGATGAATGTAAACAATATGATCCGCCAATAGGAGATGGTTATCAATTATGGGAATTAGAGCAGCCTATATCTTCAGTATTTTTAACTTTAGATGATTTATGTGAATGGGCAGCAGATAATGTATATGTATTTGAATTTAATAAATTAAAGAATAGCAAAGAGAAATGGAAACAAGTATTAACTGCTGATTATTGTGTACAATATGAAGATGGAACAATTAAATTTAAATAAAAATTTTAAGGAGTAGTGATTTAAATGGCTGATTATTATGGAAAAACTTTATCAAATTCTGTAGGTGTTAAAGATATAGATGCATATATAGAACTTGTAGAATCTATACCGTCTAGTAATATTATTATATTTGGAAGAGATATTGATGATAGTTCAAAAGCTATGTTTTCTTGTGATGGAATAATAGATTTACAATCTGATGATGATGATCTTAAAGTTATAACTAGTATTCAAAAACTTTTATTAGATGATGAAATCTTAGTAGTAAAAGAAATAGGTAGTGAAAAATTAAACTCTTTAGATGCTAGTGCATTTCTAATATCAAATAAAGATGTAAAATTTATTAATTTTGATACTATGATAGAAAAAGGTATTGAGGAAATGAAGCTTAAAGTAATATCGTTTGATAAAAAAGAATAATATAAATGTATTTTTCTTTATATAAAATAACATCATATTAATATACTAAAATTTAAGGAGGAATATTAATATGAATATTTTCGGTGCTACTGGATCAATGACGAATGATTTAAAGAATCCAAATGAATTAACAGAAAGCTATATATATGATGAACTTTCAAGACTTCCAGATGAAAGAAAGAAAGAATTCTTAGAATCTCAAGAAGCTGTAGCTTTAGAAGAGGGTGGAATCATTTCTAGAAAGACTCTTGTAAGATTATCCAAAGAGGATGATTTATCAAGAAGATTGAAAATGGCTGCATTACAGTTAGCTAAAGATAGTGATGATATTCTATTCACTCAATTAACTAAGAATAGAATTAAAGAAAGAGAACTATTAGAAAAGATAACTGCTAAGTATAGTATGAAAGCAACTCAAGCTGCTAAGTTAGGCCAGAAGGCTTATTTAAAACAAAAACTACCTGTAGCTTTCTTTAGAAAGTAAAACAAATTAATAGAGTAATAGCTAATTGCTATTACTCTGATTTTTTATTTTTTATAATTAATAAATATAATGATTATATATTATAATAATGTAAATAAAATATATTATTATAAAGGAGATTGATTAATATGATGGAAATTGAACAGTATGTAAAAATAGAAGGGTTAGGACAGCGGATTAAAGAAATAAATCATAGTTATGGTATTAATGAAGAAATTGAAAAAGAGTATAAGGTTATATCTTTTAATGGCGTTAATGTTGCAGAGATTTATGTCCATACTCCTATAGTATTTTATAAATTGCTGTTAGAAGGTTTGATTGATGATATGGTATCAATTGCTGAAGAAGATTATTATAAAATGGCTTGTATAAAATATGTTGATGAAGAGTATGGCAAAAAAGTAAGATTAGAAACTATAAAAAAGCTAGAGGATTTTGAACTAAAAAGTGCACTAATAATATCTACAAAAACTCTTTATTATAATTTAAATAAAGAAAAAATACAGAAAGAATCTTTTATAAAAGATTTTAATCTTAAAGAAGATATATACATTAAAATTTTCAATTCATTACAAGATAGAACTGATTACATATTAGGTATAGATATTCCATTTAGAATAATATTTATTCCTGTAGAAGTCTTATCTAATAAATATTTTAATGATCAAATTATTTTGTAATTTGATATTTTAATAATTATATATTATAGATATATATAATTAGGGGGTATTAAAATGAGTAAACAAAGTAATGATATAATGGATAAAACTATAGAATTAATGGCACAATCAAGATTATCAAGTGAGATATATAAGCGAGATTTAAAACAAAATGATACAGTTGATAATATAGTAAAGTCTTGTAAAGAAGCAGAAATTATATTAGAAAAGAAGCAAGATGAACTCCTGCTCCTATTATCAAAAGAAACTAGTGTATAACTGCACTAGTTTTATTTTTTATAAATATGCTAGTTAAATAAAAATATTATAACTTATAGATAAAGAAAAATTTACCAACAAAGGAGATTTATATATGGGACAGATAACTGAAAATGGACTAAAAATATTAGAAGAGAAAAGATATTTTAGAGATGGGGAAACAACGTGGGAAGATATTGCAGATAGAGTTTCTAAAACGATATCACAAGGAGAATTAACTAAAGAAGATGCTATAATTGCTCAAAAAGAAATTTATGATGCAATGATAAATATGAAATTTATATTTAGTTCACCTTGTTTAATAAATGCAAATCCAGAAGATCCAGGTCAATATAGTTCATGTTTTATAATTGATATTAGAGATAATATAGAGAGTGTATTTGGAGCTGTAGCAAAAATGGCAAAGATATTTCAAAAAAGTGGTGGAGTCGGCGTTGCTAATATATCAGTATTAAGACCAAAGAGTGCAAGAGTTGAGAAGAGTAATGGATATAGTTGTGGACCAACATACTTTATGAGAGTATATAATGAAGCAGCATCTGCAATGACTATTGCAAACTATTCAAAACGTGGTGCTATAAAAATAAATATGGATATGTGGCATCCAAATATAAAAGATTTTATAAATTTAAAGGTTAACGCTTTACCTACTGAATTTACATTAATGAATATATCAGTATCATTGTCTGATGAATTTATGAAAAAAGTAGAGAATGATGAACCATGGGATTTAGTATTTCCTGATTATGAGCATATGGATAAAGTAATATATGATGCTGAATGGGATGGAGATTTAGACGCTTGGAAAGGCAAAGGATATCCTATAAAAGTATATGAAACAGTTAGAGCTAGAGATTTAAAGAAATTTATAGATGAGGCTGCTTGGAAGATAGGTGATCCAGGATTTAATTATCAAGATACTATGGATAGAGCTAATAAAAACCCTCATATAGGAAGAAGGGTATTTACTAATCCATGTAATGAATTTTCTAATATTCCTTGGACAAGTTGTAATTTAGCAAGTATAAATATGGTTGAATTTATTGATGATAATCATATGTTTAAATTTGAAGAATTCTTTAAATATACAAAAAATGCTATAAGATGGCTTGATGATATGGTAGCTACAAATAAATTACCATTAGCAGAAATACAACAAATGACAGAAGATTTGAGACCTATAGGATTAGGGGTTATGGGATTTGGATCTGCATTATATAATTTGGGTATAAGATATGGAAATAATCCAGAATGTATTGCTTTCATAGATCAATTAATGAAAGGAATAGAATCTAATAGTGTTGAATCATCTGTTGAACTTGCTATAACTAGAGGTGTATATCCTAAATGGGAAGGTAGTGTCTGGGCTAAGAAAGGCATAAAAATAAGAAACTCTAATCTAATATCTATAGCCCCAAATGGTACATTATCAGCTTTAGCTGGAGTATCTGGTGGGATAGAACCTGAATTTGCTTTAGCATATTATAGAAAAACTAATAATGGAAATATATACTTCTATACAAATTCAATATTTGAACGTGAATTAAGAAATAGAGGATTATTCAATGATCAAATATTAAAGAAAGTTGCAGATAATCATGGTTCATGTGTTGGTATTGATGAGATACCGTTAGATATGCAGGATCTATTTGTTACAGCACATGATATATCTCCAGAAGATCATGTGTATGTAGTTGCTGAATTTCAAAAATATGTTGATTTATCAATAAGCAAAACTATAAACTTTGCTAATTCTGCAACTGTAAAAGAGATATCTTCTATAATAGAACTAGGTTGGAAAACAGGATGTAAAGGATTAACTGTATATAGAGATGGATGTAGAGAAGGTCAAACATTAACTACTTCATTGGAAGAACCTAAAGTTGAAAAAGAAAAGTTTATTAAAAAATCTAGAAAAGATTTTGGAAGAAGATTATCAGGTAATACTTATTCTGCTAGATCAGGATGTGGTACATTCTATATGACTTTAAATAAAAATCCAGATAATAATCAAGTAGTTGAAACATTTGTAAATATAAAAAATGGATTATGTAAAGCTAATGTTGAGGCATTAAGTAGAATGACTTCATTAGCTTTTAGAAGAGGAGTTTCTGTAGAAGATGCTGTAGATCAATTGAAAGGAATAACATGTGCTGCTTGTCAACATAATGGAAAAGAATTAGATGGACTTTCATGTCCAGATGCTATGGCTAGAATATTAGAAATGGAAATGAAAAATAAAGGTTCTGATTCTGATATTATAATAAAGCATAAAAAAACAGATGAAGAAAAAAATAAAATAAAAGAAAAGAAGTTATCTATGACTGAAGCTTTACAAAAAAATATATGTCCTGAATGTGGAACAAAACTAGACCATGTATCTGGATGTATTCAATGCTATAATTGTGGATGGAATAAATGCTAATTTAAAATAAATAACTGTAGTTAACTCTACAGTTATTTTGCCTTTTTGTCAAATATGTTTTAACAAATATATAAAAACAAATAGGAGGTGTAATATTAATGAGTGCTGTTATTATTTATAAAAATGTAGATGTAATAACTGATAAGCAGTTAAGAAATTTATCAAAGCCTATATATAGTTCTGTATTTTCAATAAGACTATCTCTAGAAGATATACTTTCTTGTATATTAGAAAAGGCTACGGTATTAGAAATATTAAGTGCTGATAAAAGACTAAAATTAACTCTATCTAATTATAAAAAAGATAATACTACAGGAGAAGATCCTATTCCAGATCCATATAATGGTAAACCAGATTCTTTTCCATTTATATCAGGTATATTGGATGCTAAGGATTCTCCAGGTCTTGTAACTGGTAATGCTATCAAAACATACATTGCTAATAATGGTGGTGGTGGTGGAGGTACAGTAACATTAGTTGATGGTAAAGTATTTACTGATAAAACAGGTGCTACTATTAAATTTAGAAGAGGGGCAAAAGCTGATCTTCCTACATTAGCAGTAGGTGAGCCTGCAGTAGTTAATGATGAAAAACGTTTATATGTTGGTGGAGCTACTGGAGTAATAGCTATTCCAAATCAAGCCGATATTGCAGCATTACAAGAACTTATAGATGGTATTACTGTTGATGTTAATATTGAAAATAAGGTTGATAAAGTAGCTGGAAAAGGTCTTTCAACTAATGATTATGCAACCCAAGATAAAAATGCAGTAGCAACTATAGGTAACAAGGTTGATAAAGTAGCTGGGAAAGGTCTTTCAGCTAATGATTATACTATAGATGATAAAAATGCGGTAGCAACTATAGGTAACAAAGCTGATGGATCAGCTATAACTGATCTTAATTCACAATTGAATTATATAAGAACTCAAATAGCATCTATATTAATAATAATAGGTGGTATTCCTTCTACTCCATTTACAGCTAGTTTAGTTGCAAACGTATCTATAGCTGAAGCTGGAACTATTATTAATTCTATTATCTTTACATGGAGTTATGCTGGTGGTGTACCAACATCACAACAATTTGAAGGAACAACATTAGATAATGCTTTGAGAACTAAAACTTATACTACCCCTGTATCAACTAATAAAACATTTACATTATCGGCTGTTGCACCAGATAGTAGTGTTAAAACATCAACAGCAAGTATTAAATTCTTTAATGGAATTTATTATGGAGTTTCTTCATCAGTAAGTTATGATAATACTCTTGTAAAATCTTTAACAAAAGTATTAAGTGATACAAAAGGAAGAACAATAAATGTTAACGCTGCTGGTGAAACAGATTATATCTATTATTGTATTCCATCTAGATTGGGAGCTATTACATTTACTGTTGGTGGCTTTGAAGGTGGATTAGGATTAGTAAGTACTATTCAATTTACAAATGCAAATGGATTTACTGAAAGCTATGATATATACAGATCTGATAATGCTGGATTAGGTTCAACAACTATAAATATTGCTTAAGGAGGTATCAGTTTAAATGGCTATACCAGTAATTTCAAAAATAACTCAAAAAAATAATATGACATTTAAATTAATGGATGCTAAAAATGTATCATATGATGGCACAGAAGGATTAAGTGTAAAAGATAAAGTAGACGAAATAAGTAACAAAATAGAACTAAGTGCAAATGTTATAGTAAGTGATTCAGAACCTACTACTCAAAATGTTGGTGATATCTGGATAGAAAGTTTATAAAGATTTTTATAATAAAAAATTTAAAAAAAGGAAGTAATGTATTATGTCAGATAAGAATATTCGTTTAAAAATTAAAAATGGTGTAGGTGGGTATGATGTTATTTTCCCAGAGACTAAACCAGAAAACGTAATAGGACTTACGGATTTATTACTTACTAAAGTTGATAAAGTAACTGGAAAGGGTCTTTCAGTTAATGATTATACTAATGAAGAAAAAGCTAAATTAGCTGGTATTACTGATTCTATTAAAGCTGAGATAACTAATGCTGCTGTAGTTGCTGCTATTGGATTTACTCCTGAGAATGTTGCAAATAAAGGAGCTGCTAATGGCTATGCTTCTTTGGACGTTAATGGAAAATTATTAATAGCACAATATCCAGATGGTAATAAAGCTAGAGTATTTGTAGTTGCAGATAGTGTTGCAAGATTAGCACTTACTGGAACATTAGAAGCTGATAGATGTTTTGAAACTGTTACTGGAGATACTTATATTTATGATGGTGCTGCTTGGGTTATTATGGCCGATGCAGATTGGGCAAATGTTAAATTAGAATGGGCAAATATTATTGATAAACCATTAAAATTTGATCCAACTGATCATACACATGCTGCTATAGATATTGTAGAATCTGATGTTAAACAATTTGTTACTGTAATTCAAAAAGCTAGTTGGTCTTCAAAAACTAATATCACTATTGGAACAGTTGAACCAACTACTCAACAAATTGGTGATGTTTGGTTTGAAGAGATTGTATAAAAAATAATTTTATCGAGGTGATTTCCGTATGGCAAAAACTATATTACAAAAGTATTGGGACGGTACAGCTTGGATAGAAATACATCCTGTAACAACAACTTCAGATGTATATGATGAACAAGGAAAAACAACTGAAGAAAAATTTACTGCATTACTTACACAATTAAATGAATTAACACTCATAGTAAATAATATGTCAAATCCATTTACTATGAGTTTATCTTCTGATGCATCCACAATAGAACTTGGAATAACAATAGATTCTATTAATTTTTCATGGGCATATAATAAAACTCCATTCTCACAAAAATTTGAGAACATTCCTCTTAATGTAGATCTTAGAGCTTACAATTATACTACAGCAATAAGTAGTGATAAAACATTTACATTATCAGCGGTCCCATATGAAGGTGGAGATACAAAGACACATAGTATGCTTGTTCAATTCTTAAATGGAATTTATTATGGTACTTCATCATCGACAACTTATAATAATGCTCTTATAAGTTCTTTGGTGAAAGAATTAAGTAATACAAAATCAAGAACTATAACAGTTGATGCTTTATCAGATCAATATATTTATTATTGTATTCCTTCTCGATTAGGTACTGTGGCTTTTAAAGTTGGAGGATTTGATGGAGGTTTTGCACAAGTCAGCACTATTTCATTTACTAATATAAATGGATATACTGAAGACTATGATGTATATAGATCTGATAACATTGCTCTAGGGGATACAAGTGTAGAAATTCAGTAATAATAGGAGGTGTATTTAATTGGCTATACCAGTAATTTCAAAAATAATTCAAAAGAATAATGGTAAATTTAAATTAATGGATGCTAAAAATGTATCATATGATGGCACAGAAATTATAAGCATAAAAGATAAAATAGATACTGTAGCATCTAAAGTTATATACTTTGTTCTTAAAGATGTAGGACAAGGGGTACAAGATTATGAATGCCAATTTATATATGGTGGAAAAATAAAATCTATATATGCTATATATAAAGCTGCTACAACTGATGATATAATTATTGATGTAGAGAAGGCGAGTGAATCAGATAGACTGTTAAATACTTGGACTAGCATATTATCTGAAAAATTAACTTTAAATAATGATCCAAGTAAACAAACCTATACGTTATCAAATGATATTGTAGATATAAAAGATATATTTAGAATAAATATTCTAAATAATAATGTGAATATATCTTCTTTAACTCTTAACATTGAAATAATGATATAATAAAAGGAGGAATAATAATATGAGTGCAGAACCAAAAATTATATTAATGGATGCAAATAATGTAGAACCATTGAGAAAATGGAGAGCAACTGAAACAGTTGAATTTGGACTTTCAATCGTAGCTACAGGTTTAGTGGCTGGTACTAAGTATAAAATAGTTACACCTGGAACTACTGATTTTACTTTAGTAGGTGCAGCGAATAGTACAGCAGGAACGATTTTTACAGCAAGTGGTGCAGGACTAGGTACTGGTACTGTTGTCCAAATGATTGTAAGATATAATGTAAAATCTGGTGAATCAAGTGATATACTTAAATTTATGGTATGGAATAACAGAAAAACTAATGCTGTTATTGATCTTGAAATTGCATCAGGATGTGCTATTGCAGGAGACACTTCTATAGAGTTAGATGGGGTTAACTATGTTGTAACACTTGCAGTTAATACTGATACTGATCTTGTAGCTGCTGCTATTAAAGATACCTTAACTTTAGATAGTGGGTTCTCAGCAGGTTGGGTAGCTACAGTAATACCAGCTGTAAAATTTGATGGTGTAACTGTAAGAAATACTATATTATCTTTTAAATCAAAAGATCTTCTAGTAAAAGGTATATTTAAGTTTACTCCAAATACTACAGGTGTCAGTGCTATTATGACTGAAATGCTAGTAGGTAATCCAGCAACTGATATTGTAAGTAAAATTACAGATGCAAAGATTTATCTAAGAGATGAAACTGGTGGTATTACCTCTGATGTTGTAACTGACAAATGGGCATTCATAAAGAATGAATCAGATGCTACTTTTACAAACTTAGGTGTTGATACTAATGCAACTACTCATCTTACAACTGAATATAATTTACCATTAAAAGCTATAAACAGTGCAGCTGCTATTGGAGAAATCCTTGGTGGAGTTAATACTGCTTTATTAACTGATGATAGTAACTTTGATAAGTTGAATTTTTACATGAGACCACCAGCAACTGGCGTTGCTCAAGGTTTAAGACAGTGGAAATTAGTTATAACTTATAATTTTACCTAAAATTTATAATTAAAAAAACAAAGCATCTCATTTATATGAGATGTTTTTGTTTTATACTAAGATATTAGGAGAGGGATAACATGGATAACATTTTAACTAAATCACCAATAGACTCAAGATTATTCGTATGGGTTGCACAATATAATAATGATGAGTATTTTTATGAGTATGATAATAAATTTAATGAATTTAATGATATTAAAAAAGATATATTAAAATGCTTTGGTATGATAGGCATGGATATGATAATGACATATGATGTAGCTACTGGTATATTTGATATATGTGGTAGAAAGTTATCATTTATGTTTAAAGATGAAAATAATAATGAAATTAAATTAACAGATACAGGAAATATCTATAACGATTGCATTAGTTATAAATCAGCTGAGACTGTTTTAATAGGAAGAGAGCAAGGGCAATCATCTATTAAAAGTTATAATTTTGGATATAAAATTAAATTAAATAACTTTAATTTAAAAATTATAATCCATATTCCATTAGATGGAAAAATAAATATAGATATTAGCATAAGTTCAGACAACGATACTTCTGGTAATTTATTTATTATTAGAAATGATGAACTTTATACCAAACAATTTCTAAGTCTTACTAATAAACAAACTTCTACTATAAATTGGATAGTTGTATAAAATATGTAAACAAAGGAGTGATATAATATGGCAGCAAGTTTATCAAATATATTCTTATCTAAAACGTATGTTGGAGTTGGTGGATCAACAATAAGATTTATGTTTAATGTCAATAGTTCTACAAGTTTAACTACAAAATACCAAATATATTTAGATAGTGTATTATTAAATGAAAATAGTTTAACTGCTACACCATATTCAGTAAGTCAAGATATAGTTTTATCAGCTGGTGGAACTATAAAAATAGTATTAACTGATTCTGCAGCTGGTGTAGTAAATTGGACATATCCTATGTATTATGAGGATAGAGATCTATTTACTATAATTAGAAGAATGGAATACGATACATCTACTATAGTAAACAATGCTGTAATAACAACTGGAGTAGGAATTAATTTAGCTCCAGGATCAAGTACAGCAGAAGTATTAACTGAATTACCTACTTTAGGAAAAGCTAAATTATCAACTATTACAATTGATGGTAGTACTGATGGTACTGTTGCAAAAAGTATAGTTGTAGCAACTCTTACTCCTGTTGATTTAACTGATTATTTAGAATATTCATTTGCTGTGGATAAAACTAAGTATGATTTAATAAACTCATTTACAATTGATGATGTAGCTAATACTTTAACTATAAATGCAAATGTTCATTCTACTAAAACAGTTCAAATTTCAAAAGATGGAATAACGTTTGTAGGATATAATGGTACAAGTTGGTCATCTGATTTTAAGATGACTGAAGCTCAAGTAGAGGCTTTGACTGTTAATGAATATGTAAAATTTCATACAAGTGCTTTTGAAGAAAGATTATTTATTAAAGTATATCTAGATAGTAATAATACTATTGATGGTATATTAATATCAAAAATAACAGGTGTCTTTGCAGCGAATGAAGCAGCAATCATTGATACTTTAGCATTATCGTTATCACAAATTCATAGTGAAGGAACAACATTAACTGCATATTTGCATGATAATGAGGGAGATACAATAGATTATAAGGTTATGATTAAAGCTGATAGTGATACAGATTATATACAGAATACTCCTGCTACAGGTTGGATTACTGTAAGTAATAAAACAAATATATCTCATTCTTATACTAATAGTAATTTTAAATTAGGGAATAATGCTATAAAGATTCAAACACGAGATCAAAGAGGAGCTTTAAGAGATAGTAATGTTGTAAATTTACAATTTGTAAACTCTGCTCCTATTCAAACAAGTTATGTATGTGGAGATTTTTCATTACAAGCAGTAATAAATGATTCTAATAATGATGCATTAGCATACAGAATATTTATAAATGGTATTCAAAAATATCCAGCAACTGGATATACAGATTATCAAGCCTGCCCTAGAGTAATATATTTCTCTTGGAACAGTTCTGATTTAAAATATGGCCTCAACAATGAGATAAAACTGGAAGTTGTGGATCAATATCAAGGCAAATTAGTTATAACTTCTACTGTACTTGGTACTTATAAAGGATTATTATTTAAAGATGAAAATGGTAATTATTATACTACAGATACAGGGAATTTGCTAAAATATATTGAATTAGGTAAATATATAGCTGGTAGTATAACAACTCCAAAACTTGTTGTATTAGAGAATCATACTGGTGATGCAATTGGTAATGTAACATTAAAAGTTTCAGAAGATACTGTTTATGATGGTATTGATATGAACATAAGTCCATCATTAACACCATTTAATAAAGCTAAACAAATAGTAATTCCATATACGTTAAATAATAAAGATCAATACAATTTCTATATAAGAATAGATCTGGATAGGCATGTTCAAAAAACAGGTGAAACCCTATTAAAAATAACAGTGGAATAATGCTAATAAAAATTCCAATACAATGGAGAGGTGAAATAAATTGAGTAATTCAGCATTAATAAGAATAGACATTAGAGCTATGATTGAAGCAATGAATGGAGAAATATTACCAAGTATTTATTCAAATGAAAGTTACTCTGGAGATGTATATATTAGACCATCTAATGTAGGTACGGCAAGAATTAGTATAGCTCTTCCAACTATATATACAAAAAAAATATATCCAACTAAAGATTCATATACGGATTCTAATAATCCAGTATTAAATTTTGGTAAGGCACAACCTTTAATAGTAAATAGTAATAGGTATGCAGCATATATGTCATTCTCATTAAAAGATCTTCCAGCAAATTCTGTTATAGAATCAGCTAACTTTAATATATTTAAACAGAATTATACCAATCAAAATAGTATTGATTTATATAGAACAACTGATGATTATTTTGAAATAGGATTGACATATCTAAATGCACCTAGTATTGGTGAAAAGTTATTTACGCAGCAATTAGATAACGTCTCTGGATATTCAACTAAAGATGTAAGTAGTGGTGTTATAGACTGGTATACCAATTCTAAATTAGTTGATAGAGCTTATACAATATCTTCTGTTAATTCTGAACCTGTAATTTTTACTAGTAAAGAAGGAATTGATGCTCCATATATTGAAGTAAATTATTATATAGATAATCAGAATGTAGGAATTAATGAAGTATATGGTGAAATATATCCTATCTGTATAAGAAATAAAGAATTTAATGGAGAAATATTTGTAGAAAGTGGCACTAGAAACTTGTACTCTCCTGGTGAGATTAATATAATTAATCAAAATAGACAAATTTCATACGGTGGAGAAATAAATATACAATGTAGTCAGAATATTAATTATAATGGAGAAATATACGTTCCTGTTCATGATGGTTTAATAAGTTCAGTACTTAATGATATTTTACCAAGTGTACGTAGTAATACAAAATATGCTGGTGAGATAAATGTAATTAATGAAAATAGACAAATAGAATATAATGCAGATATAATAGTACAGAGAACTAGTTCATTAGGGCATCATGATGAAATTAATATTATAACCCAAAATAGTAAATCTGAATTTAGTGGAGAAATATTAGTACAACTTAATGATTCATTAGATTATAATGGAAAAATTAATATAATCAACCAAAATAATCAATCTGAATTTAGTGGAGAAATACTAGTAGAATATAATAGTTCATTAAATTATAATGGAGAAATTAATATTCCTCCTGAAAGTAGAGAGGTTCCATATGCTGGTGAAATATTAGTACAATATAATAAATCATTAACATTCAATGGCAATATTAATATCATAACTCAAAATAGTAAGTCTGAATTTAGTGGTGAAATATTAGTACAATATAATAAATCATTAACATTCAATGGCAATACTAATATCATAACTCAAAATAGTAAGTCTGAATTTAGTAGTGAAACTGATATAAAAACTATATCAAATAGTATGACTATTGGTATTGGAGAAATAGAACCAGCAGTACTGACATATAAAACAATTGATGGTGAAATTAATCTTAACAATAGCGATTCTGCTATTATAGCATTCTCAGGAGAAATAGATATTGCTCCTAAGGCAACTACTACTGGATATGTATTTATATTATAATAGAATTTTGACACCTAGTTTTCTAGGTGTCTTTATTTTTTATATTTAAAATAGATTGTCCACATAACATAAAATTAATTTAAATTATTTATTATAAATTATATATTTAATAAATTAGAAATTTGAATGTTATTAAAAAACTCAGGGGGTAGATTTTTACGATATTATATTATTATCATAGACTATATAGCAATTGCTATATAGTCTATATTTTGTTAAAATTATAAATATATATTATTTAATTGTATTCATCTCTTTTATTAGCTTAAACATATAAATAATATAGGAGGTGAGTTTAATATGATAGATAATAGTATGGTCTATCCAAAAAAGATATACTATCAAATGAGTACTTCAAATAGCTCATTTCTAGATATGCATAATTTTCTTAAAGCTAAAAAAGTAAAGAATAATAGATTCTTTTTAGTATTAATAGATCCAGATTTAGCAGGAGTAGATCCTAGAGATCCTAGATTAAATGAATTTATGAAATCAAAGATAATGAGAGAAGTTATAAATAATTATTGGTACTTTCTAAGAGAAGTTATAAGAATACCAGATCAAGGTGGAATAAAAGGATCAGGCGTTCAATATAAAATGCATCGTGGTAACTTAGCATTTAATTTCTGTGTAGCTATGAATATGAATATATTCTATGAGATACCAAGGCAGCAGGGTAAAACTGTTGCTGTTATTGCACGTTTATTATGGGAATATAATTTCGGTAGTGTAAATAGCGAAAGTATAATGATTAATAAGAAACATGATGACTCAAAACTAAATCTACAAAGATTGAAAGATTATAGAGATGCTCTACCTACTTATTTACAAATGGCAGAAACTTATGGTAGAGATGGTAAAAAAGTAAGAGCTACTAATACTGTAGAGTCTTTACAACATTCATTAAATGGTAACAGAATTAAAACGTTACCAGCAGCAAGAAATAAAGTATCTGCTAATGGACTAGGTAGAGGTATGTCTATAGCAAGAGTACATTTAGAAGAGTGGGCATTTGTACCATTCAATGAAACATTATATCTAGCAGCTGTTCCTGCATTTAAGACAGCATCTATGAATGCTAAACGAAATGGAGCACCATATGGTATTCTTATTACTACAACTCCAGGTGATTTAACAACAGATGAAGGTACATTTGCATATCAAATGAAGGAAGATGCTTCTCAATTTTCTGAATTATGGTATGACTTAGAATATGATAAATTACAAGAATTAATTGCGGCAAATACAAATTCTTCATTTGTATATATAAAATATTCATATCAACAATTAGGATTAGGTGAAGATTGGTTTAAATCAATGGTTATAGATATGCAGAGAAAATGGCCAGAGATTAGAAGAGAGGTACTTCTTGAATGGGCTAAAACTGCTAACAATTCTCCATTCAGAAAAGAAGATTTAGATGTTGTAAAAGCATTAATTAAAGAACCTATAAGTCAAATTATGTTCTTAAATAAATATGTATTTAATATTTATGAAGAGATAAGAGATATAAAAAGATATCCACCATTAATAGGTGTCGATGTATCTGGAGGGTTTAACCGAGATTCATCAGCTATATCAGTATTAGATTCTAGAACTACTGCAGTTGTTGCAGATCTTAATTGTAATTTTATAAGTACGGTTGATTTAGCTAAAGTTATATATCAATTAGTAACCAACCATCTACAAAATGCTATAGTAAATATAGAACGTAATGGTGGGTTTGGTTCATCTGTTTTATCTAAACTAATAACTACATCAATTAAGAAAAATTTATTTTTTGAAATAAAAGATAAAGTTATAGAAGAAAGAACAGTAGGAGCCAACACTATAAGAAAAACTCAAAAGACAAAAATATACGGACTAGATTCTACTAAGGGCGTAAGAGATTTACTTATGCAGATTCTAAGAGAAAGAATGGAATATCATAAAGATAAATTTATATCTCCAATAATATTTCAAGAATTAGAAACTTTAGAAGTAAAAAGAAATGGTAGAATAGAGCATGTGTCTACTGGACATGATGATCAAATATTTGCATATTTAATGGCACTATATATTTGGTATGAAGGTAAAGAAGTTATGGAACGTTGGGGACTTCAAAAAGCCTCAATAAAAACAGATGAAGATATAGATGAAAGTTATGAATCATTAGAAGATCAATATAGTAATATAATGGAAGATATATCAGTAATGGATGATGAATCTCCAGCTGAAGTAAAAGAACAGTTAGAATTTCTAAAATCAGATAAATCTATGATGTATGAAGATTGGATGAAACGTGAATATGAAGATGATGAAAAAGCTATGGAAGCTTTATTATCTACTAGATTAGGAAGGGAAACATATAAGAAAAAATTTAATGATCCAAATGTGTCAGCAACAGTACAATATAAAATACCAAATAGTATATTTGATGATTTTTATAAATAATTGGAGATGATTAATTATGGGTTTAAATATTCATTCAGCATTTTTATTAAATGATAATACAGTAAGAACTATAGGGTTTAATAGTTATGGGCAATGTGGTACTGGATCTATAACTCCTAGTAATCAATTAACTTTATATAATATACTAAATTTAACTAACGTAAAACAAATATCATGTGGTGCTGTACATACAGTATTTTTATTAAATGATGGTACAGTAAAAGCAGTAGGTGATAATCGTAATGGTCAATGTGGAACTGGTAATATTACCTCTCCACAATTAACCCTATATACTATACCTGGATTAAGTAATGTAAAACAAGTAATATGTGGATATATGCATACAGTATTTTTATTAAATGATGGTACTGTAAAAACAATAGGATCTAATGATAATGGGCAATGTGGTACTGGTACTAAAACCACACCACAATTAACTCTATATACTATACCTAGTTTAACTAATATTAAGCAAGTAGCATGTGGTAATAGTCATACAGTATTTTTATTAAATGATGGTACTGTAAAAGCAGTAGGAAGGAATGATTATGGACAATGTGGAACTGGTAATACTACCTCTCCACAATTAACTTTATATACTATACCTGGATTAAGTAATGTAAAACAAGTAATATGTGGAGATAGTCATACAGTATTTTTATTAAATGACGGTACTGTAAAAACAATAGGACTGAATAGTAGTGGACAATGTGGTACTGGAACTATTACCTCTTCACAATTAACTTTATTTACAATACCAAGTCTAACTAATGTAAAATCAATAGCATGTGGTACTAATCATTCAGTGTTTTTATTAAATGATGGTACAGTAAGAACAGTAGGAAATAATGGTACTGGACAATGTGGTACTGGATCTATAACTCCTACTAATCAATTAACTTTATATGTAATACCAAGTCTTAGTAATGTAAAACAGATAACATGTGGAAGTGGATATACAGTATTCTTATTAAATGATGGTACAGTAAAAACAGTAGGAGATAATAGTTATGGGCAATGTGGTAATAGTGTAACTGTTGGAGGAAATCAATTAACTTTATTTATAATACCTAGTTTAAGCAATGTAACCTCTGCATGGGATATATTAAATAATATTATTATAAAATATTTAATATATCAATATAATAATTACTATAGTATTAAATCAGCATATTATAGTAATAATAATTACTTTCCATTAACATTATCAGGAGGATCACTTCCTAATAAAGCTGATATAGAGTTATATGGATTTAATAGTATTAGTGATTTAATTACATCAACAACTATAGGAACTGAAACATTTAAACCAATAGATAAAATTAATAATAATTTTCAAATAAAAATGTATAAATCTAAATAATATGGTGGGTGATATAAATGCCAGTAGGAACTAATTATGCAAGTGTACCAACTAGTTGGTTAAGATATGATAATACTGATGCTAATATCTCATATATTAATATGGTAGCTGGATCAAATGGAGATACTACAAATTTTTTAAATGGAAATTATATAAGTACAGTTACATCCACTTTAGATTCATATGTAAAATTTAATTTTATAGGAAGCCAATTCAGACTTCTAAATCAATGTTATATAGATGGTAGAAATCAGAATTTAAATATAACTATTGACAGTATATTATATAATGCATCAGCACCTAATGCCTATATAGGCGGACATGTTTGTTATTATGAAAGTCCAGTATTAACATCTGGTCAACATAATGTAAGTATTAAACATGCTGGTACAAGTGCTGGATTTTTATTTTTTGATTGTATTGATATATATAGTAATGGAACTTTAAAACCATATAATAATGGATACTTTTTAATAAAACAATCTAATAGCTACTATTCTATTAAATCAACTTATTATGATGCGACTAATAAAGTATATATCCCATTGGTACTATCTGGTGGAACTGTACCTAATAAAGCTGATATAGAATTGTATGGATTTACAAATGTTACAGATTTGATTACATCAGTTACTATAGGAACTGAAACATTTAAACCAATAGATAAACTGTATAGTAATTTTCAAATAAAAAGATATAAAACTAAATAATCAATACTATTATAGGGTAACCCCTATAATAGTTTTTTATATCATACATAACACAAGAATAATATAAAGGGAGGGTATTAATTCATTAATATTTTAAAAATATAATATCTTATATATAATATAAGATTTTAATAAAAAATTATAAGGGGTGATTTTAATTATGGGAATAATGACAGCAAATCTAAATTCATATAATATAGGACTTGAGGGTGAAGTATCAGATATATTATCTCATTTTAATTCTGATTTTATATTCGATATAATAAAAGATAATATTAACAGTAGATGTGGATTTTTTACAACTACTATGGTAAATATACCAGCATCATTTGAAGCTAGATTTAAACAAGCAAAAGCTACCTTTCCTGAAAATAGTGTACAGATAGAAGCTGTAAGACTAGAAACATATAACCAAATATTATCAATATTAGCAAATGATTGTGGAGTATCAATAAATGGTAATAATATAACAGATCCATATTCTGCTGCATATTATTTATATGATTTTCTAGTATCTAATTTTTCTAATAATCTTGTAACATTCTTTTCTAATTATATAGTAAAAGAAAAAAATAGTTTATATGAATCATTACATCTTGCTGATTATAAAAAGAATAAAGATAGCAGTACAATCTATTCTAAAAAATTATATAAGAATTCTAAATTAGCTATTATAAACGCTAATATAGATTATGTAATTGCTAATATTTGTGTATTCGATATTCCATTCTATAATATATTATCTATGATATATCAAGATAAGAATATTATAAAGTATTTAAATGATATATGTGTTCCAATAAATGATTTCTTTAGATATACTTATGGTCCATTGATTCAAGGACAATTAAGACCAACATTATTAACTAATATCAGATTACAAATTCAAAGTTTATCTATAGATGAAGATATAGATATATCAAACGTAAAATAAGGGAGCGATTAAAATGGATAATAAAGAAATATTAAATGATGAACAACTAGAACAGTTAGCGGAGGTTTTAGCAGAAAATAGAAGTTACATGTCAGATATATTGGATGGTATCATCACTACATCTAAAGAAGATGCTATTCCTGAAAAGTCATATGTTGGAATTCCTGAAAATACAGAGGACAAGCCTTATCCTTATAATGTAGTAGATAAGAAAGTTATTGAATCTGAAAGATATGTAGAAATAGATCCTAGAACAGGTAAAGCATCTGGAGTTGCTGCACCAGATGATGTATATAGTAGATCTTTAACGGAAACAATATTTGATGAAAAAACTGCTAATATAGGTAACAGTACTGATAGTTTAAAATCATATGGTTTATCTGATGAAGATGCTAGTAAATTATTTACTATAGTTACAAGATTCAGAGCTGGAGAAAAATTTAATATTTATCATGAATTACCAAATATGATTCAATTAATAGTAAAAGAATTAAATGGTCCAAATATGTCAACTATTAATAGCACTGCAAAAAATGTACTAGATCATTTTATAAGAGATATGTATGTTGATAAAGAATTTGTTGATTTACAGAAAGCTCTTCAGAAGGAACTCCAAATACCTAGCTTTTCTGAAATGTATAATGATAATTTAAAATCAAATATGGAAATAGAACTTCCTAAGAAAGCTGATAAATTAGAAGAGAGTGGATTTCCAGATAAAGCAAATCTTCTTAGAAAAGTATCAGCTGCATTCATAGATTCATATAGTTTTATAACTATTAAAGATGCTTTAAATAATAATGAATTAATTAGAAGAAAGATTAGTAAAGATTTATCTAGATATAAAAGAATTGTTAACGAGTTTAATCTTAAATACGAAGATTCTAAATTTAAGATTAAAGATATAAGACTAATAGAAAAAACTATTCCTGAAGTAGTGAAAAATTATAATATATCAGATGATGATATAAAGAAATTCATAATCATTATCTGTAAAGTATGTCAGCCCATGTCTCCAAATGATGTTGGAGAACATACATTCATGTATTATACAATACAAAATATATTATTATTAAAATATCTTGATTTAGATATATCTGTTTTTGGAGCAGAAATTCTTAACAATCTATTAAGTACAATAAAATTAATGAAAGAGGTTGATGAATATGAACATTCTATCCATAACAAATAATTTTAAAATAATAGATGAAATAGATATAACTTATGAAGATGGTACTGGCACTATAGTATCAATTCAAGAAGGAGATTTAATTAATGTATCATATGTTGAAGATAGTGTTTTAATATCTATACAATGCAAAATTGTAAATATTGATATGGATGGATGCTCATTAGTATTAGATAATTCTGATAAATATAGTAGTAAAGTGATAAAAATTCAAATAGATAAAATAAGAGCTATATCTAAAATAGTAGATACAACTCCTATAGTATAATATAATGATTGGAACTGCTATACTTACAATTTTAAAGGTATATCTATTTGTATATTCTTTATTTATTTCAATCATATTCTTAGCAATAGCTTTTATTGGATTAGTATATAATAATCATGCACATGCATGTATTAGTTTATTAAAAGTAGCTGTATTTTCTGTAATTTGTGTAGCATCGTTATATATTAATTCTATTCAATCAGCATTAATCATAGGTGCTATAACAATTTTTGCAACATCACTTATAAAAAAAGAAACTAATAAATTATAATAAAAAAGAGTTCAACGTATGTTGAACTCTTATATTTTTTATATTATAACAATTTAATAAGAAAGGAGAGATTGATATGTATGATATACCTAAATTTTTAAAAAGAGATGGCGAATCGTTACTATTTAATAATTCTGGAGAAATAGTTTTTTATGTTCCTGAGATATATTTTGAAAAAGATATAGCAGAGGTTATAGGAGAATATGTAAGTTTATTAGGAGTATTCGATTATACTATATTAGATGAGAATGGAAAATCATCTGGATTAAAACCATTTAACTTTCCAACCATGTTTTTATGTAGTCCATATGTTATAGAAAAAGGTAAACAACTTCAATTAACGAAATACTCTGAAGTTCAAGATTATAGATTATTAAAATTTAAAAAAGATAATAAGGTTGTAGTATCTGTAAAAGTACCGCAGTCTATAGAAAATGCAGAACAGTTTCTTAGATTATTTAAAACTGGTCAATTACCTACAACAATCCCATATGATAAACTTCATAAATATTTTATAGAAAATATAACATTGAATGGAGAAAATTATGGAATAACTATGCAAGAATTTGGTATGATTGTATCAGAAGTATGTAGAGATCCTAAAAATAAACAAGTATTATTTCGACATACAAATATAACTGATATGACAAATTATACTACAATAAATATAAAACAAGTACCTCAGATGGTTAGCCCGTTTACATCTATAACTAGTGAAAATTGGGATGAGGCAGTTGTCAATGCTATAATAAACAAAAACGATACGTATTCTCCATTGGAAGTGTTATTCACTAAGTAAGAAAAATAACATATGAGTAAAGCATATCATAATTAAAAAAATAATGTTAGAAAAAGGAGGTAAATTTTTATGATTCCTACAACTATATTTGAAATAATTGATAATTCAAAGGCAGTGGAAATAACTCCACAGACTACAGTAAAACCATTGTTTTTAACAGTAATAAGTTCAGACAAGGGACCTGAGGATTTAAGATCAGTAGAAGGGCCTGCTTTCTACAGTCTATATGGCGAAAATATATCTTATGCAAGGCATGGTCAACCATTACTACAAGCAGCTTCAATAATAGATGGTGGTGGAAAACTATTAGTAAAAAGAGTAGTAGCAGATGATTCAACATTAGCTAATATTGCTGTTGTAGCTAACTTATCAAAAGTTACAGTTCAAAAGAAAAACAGTGCTGGTGACTTACTTTATAAAACACCTGCTGGTGTAGAAACAACTTTAGTCGATGGTAATACACCATTGATGATAGATGTATGTAATATTAAATTTGAGTGCAAATCGGTAACTGGGGTTAAGACTATACAATCAGCAGCAGCAGTTATAAATAGTTCATTAGATGATACATTAGTTGATGGAGGTATTTATCCTTTAGGTGTTATAGCTGATAATGGTAGAGGTATTAGTAATAAAAAGTTTAGAATTTCACCATTATATGATGATAGCAAATATCTAAAGTATATAAAATATTCATTAGAAGTTTTAGAAAACGATGTTGTATTGGAGTCAATTGTTTTTACATTAAATCCAGATATTATAGAACTTGGTGTAAATAAATCACTTCAAAACATGGTTAATACTTCAAATCAAATCAATGCTATTTCATTTGATGATAATTATAATCTACTTATTAATAAAGTAGCTTTGATAAGTGGAAATACTGTAGACTACTGTGCTGCATCTGATTTAATATTTTGTAAAGAAAGAGATCTCTCTGACTTAATTAATATAGATACAGATCCTACAGATATTACTGGATTCAATTTATCATATATATATGGTATATCATTAGACAATGGTGTTAATGGTGCATTTGCTACAGCTCCTTTCGGTAAGCCTGAATGGGAAGCAAAAGTAATTGAAGTATTCGATGGTACTTATACTGATGATATTTATGATGTTGATAAATATAAAATAGATGCTATTGTAGATGCTAACTATCCTACAAATGTAAAACATGCAATTGAAAATTTAACTGCATTTAGAGAGGATGAATCTTATTTCAGAGATTTAGGATTAGGACTTACTACAATGGAAGATATATTAGCAACTAGTAAAGATCTATTTAAGAATAAGTATTGCCATACCTATGGTGTTTCATATGATATCATAGATCCATATACTAAAAAGCAAATTCCAGTTACAATAGGATATAGTATTGCAAGATTATTAATAAATCACTTTAAGTTAGGTAGAAATAGACCATTTGCCGGCCAACTGTATAATGCAGTAATTCCTGAAGCTATAGCTGGTACTGTAAATTATATCCCTAAAGTTACTCCTGCTGAAAATCAGAAACAAATTTTAGGTGATAATAGAGTTAACTATGTTTCTTATTATGATGATATATTGACCATAGAGACTTTATATACGTCTCAAGATGACTTTACTCAATTATCATTTCTTAATAATATCTTAGCTATACAAGAAGTTGTAAAAGCTGTTAGAACAAAATGTCCAAAGATTAGATATAGCTTTATAGATGGTGATGATCTTGAAACTTATCGAAGAGATGTACAAACAGTTTTAGATAAATATACTGCTAACTTTAAAACTTTAAAGATGACTTATACTGCAGATCCAGATATGCTAATGAATAAGATATACTATGCAGTAATTGAAGTTTCATTTAAAGATTTTGTACAAACAGAATACTTTAAGTTATTTGCAATACAATAAAAAAATTAACAAAAGGAGGTAAAATTTATGTTTCAAGATCTTTCGGTTATTAAAGACTATACTACATCCACTCTGATGAGAGGAGTTACTGATTTTGGTAATTTAAAAGAATATAATTTATTTGAATCTGGCTATTCATTCTTAGTAGTAGCAGCTACCCCAGTTTTTCTTGAAAAACTAGCAGTAGTTAATAGTGGGTATAATACATTATTAAATAATTATGTTCATATATTAGAAAATGAATTTAGAGGATTGAATGGCTTAGAGGATATAACTGTTGATACGATTGAACTAACTAATGGTATATCAAATCTTAATATTATATCAAAAGTAACTGAACAATCTGCATCCACAGTATCTATGAGATTCTTTGAAAAAGCAGCTACTCCAATCACTAGATTACATGAATTGTATTTAAAAGGATTAAAAGATCCAAGGACTCAGATAAAAACTTATCATGGTTTAATAGATGATGGCACATTAGAGCCTGGTTATGAGAACGAAGTATTTACAATGTTATATTTCGTTACTGATAACTCAGTAACAAAGATAGAAAGAGCTTATCTATTACTTAATTGCCAACCTACTAAAGCAGAGACAAGTATATTTGAATCTGAAAAAGGAACAATTGAAGTTAAAGAAGTAACAGCAGAATTCAATTGCTTCCCAGTAGTTAGTGATGACGTTAATGCAAAAGCAAAAGCTTATTTGGATTATATGAACAACACTGATACTACTCCATTGTCTAAGAGATTGGTTAAACAATCAGTTGACTTTGGATATACAATGCCAAAGAATACTGCTAATTTACCTAAGAATTTTTAAACAAATAAATAGACTATACTCATATGAGTATAGTCTAAATTTTGTCATTTATGCCGTTGCTTCTTTTTTTCTTTTTGTTTCTACTTTTAATACTGCTTTTTCTTTTATCTCGCCTATAATCTTTAGATCTAAATAAGTAGATAAGTAGTATCTCTTTAACTTCTGTCTAAATTCTGCTTTTACATCATCTTCTTCATCTCCAGCTTCCATCTCAACTATACTCTCAACATACTCAGTAGTATTCTGCATCATTTGATTTGTATTTGTTATATTTAAGAATGCTGGTGGTGGTAATGAAACAGATATTTCTTCATCAGCCATATATTCTGCATTATAAATTGTAGTAAGTATTCTACTATAGAATTTTTGTACTACAGCTTGTCTTTTAAATACTTTACGTAAGAATTTACCATTAGACATGGTCAATCTTACAGCATAATCAACAGTCTGTCTTGCTTGAATAAATTCATATGGAACATCAGTGCCATTAATAGCCATCTGCTCTAATGTATTCATCAGTTCTGGTTTAGTATCTATATTCTGTCCTTGCATTACTTCAAATTGTATAGGTGCGTCTCCAGTAGGACCCATTGGTATAACATAATCATTATATCTACCAGTTATATTTAGAATATTCTTTACACTAGATAATTCTCTTGCACCAAAGTTAGATTTCTTTATCTGATTAATAGTGTTTAGAAGTGTTTGAGATATATTAGAATCTATATTCTGTTTTACATAGTAAACTCTTTTATCTTGCCCACGAGTCAGAACACCTATTGTATTTGTTACATATAACGAAGTATATAATTTTGCAGGAAGTAATGATCTGTCTAAATCAGATAATCCTCTATGCGTTTGTTCTTCTTTTTGAAAATACATATGAACCATATCTTCTGGAGGAACGAATGTTACTTTCAATTGATTCTGTATATCTACATTAAACAAATCATTATGTTTTAAGATCATATATATTTCTTTTCTTAAATCTTGATTTGTATTTATAAATTTGCTATCTATAAAACTAGATAATTTAGATGATACAAATTTTATCATTTCATCTTTCTTAGAATCTTCTTGACTTACAGCAAACTTACCTGATTTTAAAGACATCATTGGATCACTCATTGTTCCACTATTAGAAAATATATCTCCTTGGTCATATTCAAAATAATAATAACCTAGACATAACTCATCTACATAAAGAGGAACAACATTTTCTCTTTTTAATTTTTTAATGATACAACCTGGAACATCTATTTTAGAACGTTCTTTATTAGTATCGACACCATCAACAGTACTAGTAGTTATGCCATCAGAAGCTTCTGAACCTTCAAATGATAAATCATCACCATTTATTGTTTTTGATAATTTACTATTACTAGTATTCTTATTTCTATATATATTAGATACTGATTTATATTCATTTATTGCAGATTCTAATACTCCACTAATATTTAATTCAACATTTAATTTTCCTTCAGTACCTCCGCCTATTTCAGTAGGAGTTATGGGTTCTGCACCTTTTACGCCTTCAGTAACTATGGTTCTATTAACACCATCTATACATGATCTTATTATTCCATTATTAGCTAATCTTGCTGTTTCATTTGTAATAATTGCTCCATTACTATGCCCAGCTTTTGCATCCATTAACTTTCCTAATACTTTTTTATATGGAACAATATATATAAATTGTTCACCATAGTGAGCAGTCTTATCATATATAGTTTCAAACAGCTCTAATAGATTATATGTTGCTTTCAACTCATCAATTCTTTCTAAAAATGTTACATCTTGATCTATGTTTGTTTTATTTTCTACATTAATAAAATCTTTAGAAAAATGATCTGCTGCTAATACATTATCCTTTTTTGCATCTAATGCATCTTCTAACTGTGGCATATACTTACATATAAGATCTATCTCCTCATCTAATTCTTTAATATACTTATTTTGTGCATAACTTGAAAGGATACCATCTGTTACAGTAGGATCGTTAAATAGAGTCTCTATCTCTCTCATTGTACCATCTTTAGAAGTATCTTTACCGTCTTTCATTTGTATTCTAGAATATAATTTTGATATATTGGGTATACCTACAGAATCCATATTGTTAGATATTATATTATCTATATTCGTATCTATACTGGTTTTTATATTATTTAAATCGTTATAATTTTCTGGTTCAGTAAAATACGTGTTTTTATATAATTTCTGTATGTTATTCTGAACTGATGTTGCCAATCTATTTATACTTGACTTTTTCTTTTTTGGTTGTTGCTGCTTTCTTCTATTATTTTCCATAGAACATTCCTCCTATTTTTAAATTAATATTATGTTCTAGTTATAAAAACAAACATATACAGTATGGCTAAGCCATACTGTATATATCTCTCAACACATATGCATACATAATAAATACAGTTCTATACTCATTTTTTTCTTTTTATGAATTATAAACTTACATAGAAAGCTATAAGTATTTAAATCATATATAACTAAATCAATCTTATCTGCTTTAACAACAGGAAGTAATCCATTATATATAGGTATAAAATATTTCTTATCTTTTACAATATATCTTATTCCCTGTGCTGTTTTTAAACTCAAAGCTTCTTCAAAATCAGTATCTTTTTCTAAACTATCATATGATATATTTTTTATATATTTCATATTCAATACAGTATCATGCATATCTAATAATTTATTATATATATTTATATCAAATAAATGTACATCAGAAGGAGTATCTGTTAGTAATATTAATTCATTTTTTAAATCTAGCATATTTACTGCAATATTAGGAAGTTGATGATCTAATTCTAATTTTTTAAAGTATGCAAAACTACTATCACTTCCCATTACAATATTATCATGCATTACTACATAATCACTTTTCATTAACTTGCATATATCAACCAATTCTAATACTTCATCATTAGTCATTATTTAGCATCTCCTTTGAAAATGATCATTAACAGTAGTAAAATCATGAATATAATTAAAATCTATTATTCTTTGTTTATCATTTGTATTAAATGATATAACTTTTTGTTTAGCATTATTGTTAATAAATCTTAATACTACTTGCTGATTTTTATCATTATACCATTTCAATGCTCTTCCTGGGTTAGCTTCAGTTGTAAAGTATTCTATAACATCTTTATATAATGATCCATAATCTGCAAAATGTAACCATCTTGTACAGAATTCTAGATAAACTTGAGACTGTAAATCTTCTATAAAAGCAGAACCTCTACTATATATTTCTCTATTAAATCTATTCTCATTATTATATATTTGATTTGGTATATTGATAATACCAATCTGAGTATTAGGTGCCATATTAAATTCTCTCATTAGACTTGGATATAGAGCTTTATAATCAAAATCATCAAGATTATTCATTACATTAATAGGATTACCTGCTATTTTTATTTTACCATACGCATCTACTTTACTAGGATCTGCAACAAATGCTCCAGGAAACTTCTCTGATTTTTCATTATATTTATTATTATTACATCCCATAATGAAATCATCTTTATAAAATTCTTTTACACCTCTATTTACAAGATATATAGTTTGTCTATGACATTTACTATATCTAGTATTATTTATTAAACATTTATTGAATGCATATTCTACATCTGCAGTTTTATTCTCTATACATTTCTGAACAATTGTATCCATAATATTATAGAATACAAATACTTTATAATTTAAATATGGTAATTTTGATATACTTGTTGTTATATCAGAATAATCTAATTTACCAACATCAGCAATTATATTACCTATTGTATCAAGTTTATAATCTGGATAAGCATGTTGTCCCCTTCTTCTAGATGCAAAACTAATTAGTTGATCCATATATACCGAATAAGAACTAATTATTGCACTATCTCCTCTTTTACTAAAATCATTCTCATTTCTAGTATCTTTATAATATTGTGCAGTTCTAGTTTTAAAATCTGGATGACATATTATATCTTCTGGGTTATATCCTAGCATCTTTATTCTTTCTATAATATATGTCATATCAAATGCCATATTCCAAACTAATATAAAATCTGGTTTAGTTGTATTAAATAATATAAATAAATCTTGAATTAATTTTATTTCTTCATCATAAAACATAAATTCATAATCTAACTCATCTAAGCCTGCTCTTTTTTCATTCTTCCATCCACCAACATTAGCTTTAACAAATTCTTTTAATTCTTTAAATAATTCATCATCAATTGAATCTTCGAATTCTTGTATTAATGGATTTTCTTTATTTCTTAATAAAAATATATATACTTTATTTGTAACTTCACTAATTACACTTATAGCATTGATTGGGCATTCTCCCATATCTGGAAAATCTCCTCTCATTTTAATAGTATCCACTTCTATATCAAAGAATGCTTTAGATACTTGTATTATAGGATTTTGATAAGTATTAGAAAATCTAAATCTATAATGATCTTCTATATTTTGATCTGCCATAAATATTTTAGGATGGGTATACAATTTATTATTTGCATATCTATTCCCATTTCTTATATTATCATAATAAAATTCTGTATTACCTGTTAATTCAGCAACCTTCTTAGCTAAAGAATTATATGGAGTGGATATTTTATCAACTTTATCCTTTTCAATAAATAATAAATTATGATCTATAAACTCATCTGATTTTGCCATATAAAATTCATAATCAGGAGTTTCTATTTCTTCATAATGTTTTTCTCCTGTAACATTATCTTTAAATATTATAAGTAATTTATCTTTTGACCATTTATCATTTTCGTCTTTTGTAGGATATAAATATATTGTATTTAATATTGTTAAATTGCTCCCAGCTGGATAATTTTTAATCATATCAATCACTCCTATAAGTACCTACTCAGGTACAATTATGTATTATTTATATGTTATTCTATAAATAAAAAATAATATACTATCAAGATATGGTATATATATTTAAAATATTAACAAAGGTATAATAGACTAAATAGGGAGGTTAATGAATATGCAAAAAATAATAAGTTTTGATGATTCAGGACTAGATCATAATGTTCCAAGTATAATTAACGTAGATTTTTTTACAAGTAAACAATCTTCATTGCCAATAGATTATATACCAGATGATGAAAAAAAGAAAAGGGGTAGACCTAGGAAGAAACTTGTAGATGGTCAAGAATTATTAACAGGAGATAGTGGTAAAGATTTACCTATGTATCAAACAGCTGAACCATATAGAGATAGTTATGATGAAACAGAAGGATTGTTAAAAAATTCTATAGTTCAGATTGATACACTACAATCAGAAATGAAAGGTGAATTAGATCTGATAAGACAATCTAAAACACTAAAAAGAAAATATGATTATATGACTTTACTTACTAATACAATGTCATCACTAATAACTACTAAAGTTACAGCAATAAGAGAAATAAATAAAACGATAACTGATTGCCATAACTTAGAAATTAAGAGAATAAAAGATCTTAAAATGGGTGATGCAGATCAAGATGATGATAAGAGAATAATGGATATGTACAATGCATACATCTCTACACCAGTTGGTACTTATAATACTCCTAATGCATATAATCCACCTTCACAAAATGAACTTACGTTGTTGAATAGTGGAGTAATGGGTACAGATATGTACCAAAATAATCAAGGTTATACTATGAATCCATCTGTAAATAAAATGTTAATGATGGAAAATCCTAATATAAAAACTGTAGTATTATACAATTCTACTACTGGTGAAAGAAAGTTTGATGTTATAAATACACAAACAGGAGAATCAATTCCTGGGGCTGATAGACCAGATCCTATGTTCTTAAACGATACATCTATTGATGTAAGGAATGGTATTGCTAGAAATACTAATCTAGATCAAACTTATAAGTTAGTTGTTATTGATAATCCAGACGTATCACAATATTAAAAAAATAATAAAGTAGAGAGAAATCTCTACTTTATTTTATGTTTTATATAATAAATTTACTTGGGTCAGTATATAAAAACTTTATTAATCCCATAACATTTAAAATTATTTCACAATCACACCATCCACCACTAGTCTCAAAATATTCAATACTCCTTTGAATATCTATTTCTGGCATGGTTTCAAGAATTTTTATTGCAAATGATTTATCTTCTCCACCACCACAATTCCATATAAGTTTACCATTTTCATCATATCTAAAATTACAACCTTCACTTCCTTTTAATCTCTTACAAAATTCATCCCACCTTGGATGACCTTTTGTCATAATTTCTTTTCCTCCATTATTTATAAATGATATTATTTTCTTCATAATTTAATCACCTCTACTATTCCCCTACATTCCATAGCAGTCTTTTCAGAAACTATTATTCCATAATCCATATCAAGCATATATAAAACATAATAGAGTTAATCATTAATATTAACTTTAATTAATTTAGTTACTTCATTTCCAACTGGGGTAGTATCTATTTTTGCTACACACATTAATTTTCCTTTATCGTATATTAGGGTATCTCTTTCCATTCTGAATTACCTCCAAATTATAATATTTATTTTATTATTTCATTAAATACTTTATCATTTAATAAAATATGCTTAGAGATATCATTTTTATCATACTTAAAACTCTTTACTAATTGGGTATCTTCAAACAAGCATTGTTCTCTTCCTTTTAGATCAGATACTAGTTGACATAATCTATCAACAAAATCTAATTTAAATCCAGCTTCAATATAAGGAGTTAAGTTAATCCAATCAGCAACCAAATCTATAAGTATAGTAATAATTTTATTTGTTTCAATTTCTTTTATAACTACTTTTATAACTGGATTAGTAAGTGATGTATATAAATCAAATTCTCTATCATTAAAACTTATTCTATTGGTATCATGGGAATTATGCATAACTTGAGATATTTTTATTATCTCAAACCCATCACACATTATAGTATCCTTCTTATATTTGATATAATTCTTTACTACTTTTAATATTGATATTTGTTTAACCATTTTTCTATCATCCTTTCTTTAGTAGTTTATAATTTTATTGAATATAGATTTACTACTAACTTTTATTCATTATTATAATATATAATTAAAATGATTAAATTAAACAAAGTAACCGTAGTTACTTTGTCAATCTATTTTTATATTTCCATATCTTATCCATCTCGCTAATAGTTATAACTTTAGCTAAAGGAATAGATTTTATCTTGTTACTACTTACACCGAATAGTGTATTATTATCGTTTAATATAAATATGAGTTTATCAGAATAAGCAATATAGGTCATAAAATCATCTCCTATATTTTAGTATCTTTTAAATTATTATTTTTATAATGTAAATTTAAATAAATATTGTTTATCATCTCTTATTAATTCTTTAGCATTGAAAAATCTAATATATATTGCTGCTTCATTATTTATAATTTCAATTATAAATTCATCAAAATATTCAAAATCTACATCAATTCTTGGAATATGTATTTCATCCGATTCTAATTGAATAGCAGTAAAATTTATAGAATTAGCATTAACTATTTTAAGAGGTATTATCCTTTCTATATTAAATATATTATTATCTTTAATAATAGTACCATCATCACCAATAATACTACGTTGGCTATTACCTAAATATAAGTTATATTTGAATGATTTTATTAAATCACGTATCTCAGTATCGCAATGAAATACTAAATCTAATATTTTTTTATTTGATATTTCCATTATTTTAACATCTCCTAAATTATTATTTTATTCATTATTATAATATATAATTAAAAACAACATTAAATATACCGTATGGAACCCATACGGTATATATATATTAATGCCTTTCGACAATTAAGAGGGTATTATTTACATACTAGTTAGTATTCATATAAAATATTATTATCAGAAATAGATTCTCCATCAACTTTCTTAAGTTGTATAATATCACAAGTACTCAAGTCTACCTCAGTATTATGAGTTATCATAAAAGTCTGTTCTATATTTAATATGTCAGATATCCTATCTAATGTATATAGAAACTGTAATCTATTACTAGTATCCAATCCTGCATCTAACTCATCTAATTTTAATATATTATATTTAGTAGATGCTTGGCATAATAGAGATGCATTTATTACTAACCCCATCATAGCTTTTTGAGAACATGATGTAGAACTTATATCATCATTTTGTAATCCAGTACCCCTACATGGTATTCTAAATTCATTTTCATTAATTATAAATGGACATAATATATATTCTCCATCAAATAATAATGATAGTAACTCATTAGACATACTTAGTATTTTATTCATATATAACTCCATAAATAAAGTCTGTATTCCTTTATTAGGAGATGATTGTTTTTTAATATATTCAATCTTTTCATATTTTGCATTATATATAATTAACTCTTTCTTATATTCGACTAGCATAGTTAATCCATATTTTAATTTATCTCTGTCCTCTATTAGTGGGGTTATTTCATTATTAGTCTTTTCAAGTTTAGAGTTGTATTCCTGAATATTATCTAGTGATTGCTTTATTGATATCATACTAGATTTTATTGCATTAAATTGTGATATCAATTCAATCTTTTTAGATTCTATATTTAATTTATCATTAAGATTTTTTATCAAGACATTATAATTATCTATAGCTATATTCAAAATAGAATATTTGGTTTTATAATCATCTATATTACTTTTTATATTTGATATATTATCAGTCATATCATTTACTTTTATTCTCATTTTATTTATGTCATCAGATAGATCTTGTATTATATCATGCTTACTATTATAAATATTAAGATCACTTTTTAATTGAATAAGTAAATTAGTCTTAGACCTATACTCATCTATTACATTAGCATAGTCTATATATTTATATAACTCATCAATTATATCAAAATTATAACCATTTAAAATCATAGTTAGTACTTTATCTTTATCACAAAACTCTTGTCCTATCTTAAGCTTTCTAAATATTTTACTATTTATATCTATAGATCTTAATACTGTATTCAAATAGTTTATACACTCTATGATATCTCTTGTTGATACTTTTTCTTCTGTTTTAGATTTTAATAACTTATTATATTTTAATAGTAATTTATTTATTATAATAAGATTTTGATCAGGCTTCTGTTCCAATGCTTCTAATGAATCTTTAATAAATAGACAATCATTTATTTTACATCCTAATGGACGTAATTGTATCTTCTCTGATATCTCTTTAATTGTAGAAAACTTCTGATATAATATTTCTTGTTCTCTTATAAGAGCATTAATATTAATTATATCATTATCCAATTTGTCTATATTAGGAAAGTCATTATTTCTTATATAATTAATAGATCTCTCTATTGTACTTAAATTTAAATTAGATTTGAATATACTTATTGTATTCTTAATATCCATTAATGTATTTAGGGCTAATATATATTCATCTCTAGAAATGTTCATATCAGTTAATCCTATCTTATATATTATATCTTTATACTTTCTAATATCATCTTCATATATAGAAATACTAGATTTGATATCTTCTATAGCACCAACAGATTCTAATGAGTTTAATTTTTGTTTTTTAGTTTGCATATCTGATAATATATTTTCACGTTCATTTAATAGAATGGATATATTTGATTCCATTATTTGCACATTAGTAGATAGCTTGTCTAAATTTTCTTTAGTTATATTATAACGATTTATCACATCGTTATAACTAATCGACTCTTCTAATTTTAATATATTATAATATTTATTTACTGAATTTGTTATACTTGTATACATAGTATTATAGTTATTGATTCCACTATATATTTGATTATAAGTATTTTGTATAGTATTGTTTGGATCTATTAATTTTACAGTAGATTTACAAGATGACAATCCTTCTATGATATTATCCTTTTCACTCATAAGATTATTTAATCTAGTTTCTATAGATATTAATGATGCTTTAATCTTATCTTCATCACCTATATTATCTATCTTACTAGTCAGATTGTTTATCATTGCTTTAAATATTGATGTTCTTTTTGTTAATGTTTTATATATATCATTATATACTACTAATGAACTTATTATAGAAATGACAGACTTCTTTCTTTCCATAGGTTTCTTATCAGCTAAACCTTTATTCTCAGATCCTAAACTACTTAAAGCTAAGAAGTTATTATCTAATGAAAGTTCATTATATAATATTTCTTTAAAACTAGATACGTTTCCATTATCATTTAAATCTTCAATTTCATTATTATAATATTTTTTAATATATGCTTTAGTTGTATCTCTTTCTCCATTCTGTTTAACTGGATGAATAAAGTGAATCTTATAAATAATATTATCATTTAATATAGTTATATATTTATGAGCTTCTAATTTTGGTATAAAATTATCATTTGAATCATACATAGGATTTAATGCATTAAATAATGTAGATTTTCCACTTCCATTCTTTCCTCGTATTATTACAGTCTTATACATACTTGGTGATAAATCTATCTCTATTTCATTTAATCCTAATCCATTATATATTCCAATATAATTGATTAATTTAATATATAATATTTTCATAAGTAATCACCTCCCTTACTATAAAGTTATAATAAGAATAAAAAATAAAATAGGAGAGTAATCTCTCCTATTTATTATTTTAATAAAATAAGTTTTACTTCATCTTCTCCAATCATACTAATTAATTTATTTCTACATTTAAAACATTCTATGATATGAGTGTTAAATTCAAGCTCTTCTTTAAGTATCTTTATAGGTTTTGACTCACTTATCAATTCTAATCTATATTCACTTAATTCAAATTCAGTTAGATGTGGACGTTTTTTCTTAAGAAAATTTACTTTTTTATTTATATTATCATTTATCTTTTTATCAATTACTTTATTTTTTTCATTAATTTCTGCCATCTTTAATAGTTGACTATTTGTTAAACAATTAATCATATTATCCTCCTAGTATTTATATTTTTTTAAATACACTATTCAAAAATATGAATAGTGTATTCTTATTAATCAATGGTTCTGGTATTTTATTCTCCCAAGTTATATCATATACAACACCACATTTTTTGCATTGCATATAAGATAACTCTCGTCGATTAAAACTATCTAAACTTACGCTATTTAATCTATCTAGAAAATATGAATAATTTATTGGTTTATCATATATATCATATAGCTCTATGGATCTATCTGCATTACATTTTACACAATGATCTTGACGCTTAAAACTAATCGTCTTTATCTTCATCATTAACTTCTTTTTCTATTTTCTCAGTACAGATTGCAAATATTCCACAGTAATCTAATAGTTCATTTATAGAATAGTCTAATGAATCATATAAAACTTCTACCGTTATTTCTTTAAAGTTATCATCATTATCTATAAAATCAACTATTTCTAAATCTTCACATACATGTCTTAATGTATGAAATGTTAATATTGTGGGAGCTATACTTGTAATTTTATTATATAATGTATCTCCTGGTTTTGTAATCAATTGATTACAAATATATGTGTATAGCGATTTAATTATTTTTACTATTTCTTTTTGATCGTAATTATATAAGTCATATGGTATACTACATACCACAGATCTTTTATTATCTACGAACAGACTATTCATATATATAAAAGAATTTAATTCTTTTATTATATAAATATCTACACCATTCTCAAGTTTTAATGAAAACATTTTTCCATCCAATGTTTTACCATGAGTAACTTTTATTATTTTTAATATATCTGGATGAATCTCAGTTGTTAAAGCTTGAAAGTCTCCAAACAATCTACCATATATTACATTAAACATAGTTTTAAATTCTATATTCATTTAATCAACTCCTTATAAATGGACTTCTTACTCTATTTATACTTGCTACAGTTCTATATATATCTAGTCTCATCTGTAAATCAGTATAGATTGTATATCTACCATTAGATAATTGTATACATGGAAATTTACTAAAACAATTTTCACATTTTAATACTTCCTCATATTCAAACATATTATTATCAGTTGGTATACCATTTCCATTTTTATCTAAACCAACTGATGTTGTTTGTTCCCTATATAGCACTAAAGCAGAGTGACAATGTGGGCATTCAGTAGGACCAAGTATTGATATAACTTTCTTACACATTAGAAATCACTTCCTGCTTTATATTTAATAGTAGTTGGATCACCACTGATAATTACAATAGAATCGGAGAACTTTGCTAACTTCGGGTCATCTATCATATCAGTAAATTCTTTTGGTTTATTTCCCATAAATACAGAGCCAGGTGTATATTCCTGGCTTATCTTTTTAGCGACGTTTCTTTTCATGTTTAATTGTTCTCTTGAAAATATAAAATATTTTATCATTTTATAATAAATCCTCCTCTTCAACCATATTAGGATCTATGTCTGTATCTTCAATAACATCATCTTCTATAAATCTTATAGCTGACATTAATTCTTTTACAGCATATATAGAGTCATCTACTATATTTTCTAACTCTTCATTTTCTATATCTAATAATTCTTTTTGAAGAGTTATTACTTCTTTCTTACCAACTAATGCTTTATAGTTCTTTGTCAAATCTTTAAATCCAGCTTCCCATTCATTTGGTTCACTATAATCTGAAAAAGACCAATTACTTAATTTAACTAATGGACTTATTGTACCAGATATTCCTGGGTCGGATTTAGGTGAATCATCTAAATCAAATATACCTATACTAGACGAATCTATATATCTGTATATTTTAGGTACTGATTTACTACTCTGATCTCCCATTCCAGAAATACCTTTTCTAGAATATTTTAAAGCTAAAGTAGAATCTAAATCATTAACCAAATTTCTATAGTTTACTAAATTACATTTAGTTATTGCACTTATAAGATACATAGGTGGTATTCTTATTATTCTCTTTATACTATCTATGTTTATATTCTTCCTTCTATTATCCGATATTCTATAGATACCAGTAGATAGTTTCATTGCATACAGCGATGCAATATATTCTGAGAACCTTATTCTTTTTACAGTAACATCTAAATTATCTTTAGATTTTAGATTTGAAAATTCTCTTAATAACCATTTTAGAATATCATAAATATTTTGTTTCTGATATTCTGGAAGATGAAGACTTTCTTTTGTCAATATATCATATACTGACTCTAAAGAATCTAATATTGATACTCCTTTATCCACACTAGAATTATTAAAATCTTCACCTAACATTTTAAGCCAATAGTATTTAGAGAATATATTTGAATATGTGCATTCTTTATTTATTGCGGCAATTAATCCATATACAAACGATTGTGTATATGCATCACTATCAAATATATATCTCGGTACACTTACAAATAGGCCATGTTTTTCAAAAGTATATAAATCTTTATCATTAGGATCTGTTTCTGTTATTGAAATATACTTCAATCCTAAATATGCCATACCATTATAAAATCCACCTCTTGCTAAGAATGGCTTTACTGAATTGAAAGATTTATTAAATACTCTTATTGTATAGAATACACATTTTACATCCTCATTAGAAGTTGTCAATAAGGATACATTATTTCTATATATTCTAATAGGCATAAATATTGTTTTTAATGTAATATTATCTTTTCTTGAAGCTGCTGAAGTTGAACTATTATAAGTACTCTCTACTAACTGAAACAATGCTGAATATATATTTCCAGATATTCTAAAGTAATACTTATTAACTATTCTAGGAACTGCTATAATGACATCAACATATTCAAATTTTTCTTTAGCTTCTATATAATAAGTCACTATCAATAATTTCATATCTGTAACTTTTAAGTCTACAAAATCATATTGATTATCTCTCTTCTTAGTCTTGTTCCTATTTAGATTTTCTTCATAATTATATAAGATTTGCATAATCTCATTATAATCATCTACTACTTTAAATTGATGAACTCTTAAAACAAAGTATCTGCTTCTCTGACATGATAATATAACCTTCTTAATATCTTCTATTATATCATCTTCATTTCTATAAAATAATTGTTCATTAAAATGTTCTCTATTTTCATCAGTAAAATATTTGATGAAATTTCTTTGAGTTATGTCATCATTCATCAATATCATCTCCATCGTTTAATACAACTGTCACAGCTCTATTCATAGGATTTGCAACATCTGGATTTTTATCTTCTATTGTTAATGTACACTTCAAGTCTAATGCATCAGCAAATTTCTTTAACTTAAATAAAGTTATACTATTGTCTTGAAAAATTCTGATATCATTATTATATTTTCCTCCAAACCTATGTTCGTAATTACCAATGTCTATATTCTTAGAAATGACTGACTCCTTAAGTGCAATCATTTCAGGTTCATCGTTTTCTTTTATCTTAGGAATAAATATATTATCTGCTGTAGTTAATATATCTTTTTCAATTTCTTTTAAGTTATCACTCTTCTCTATTATATCTTTAATAGATTTAGAGTCAGAAAAGTTTATACTATTTATACTATTATATAAATCTTTTTCATCATCTGATGGAGAAACATAAAATCCTATTACTCCTAAATCATAGTACCCTGGACTTGTATCTTTCTTTTTTCTTAACGGATATATTGTTCCTTCTTTCTTTATTGCAGTGAATGAAGGATCATACAAATTCTTATTATTCTTATATTCGTCATCAGTAATGATATCATATATTTTATTATTTATTCTCGCTTTGTCCATATATATAATCATCCACCTTTTTATTAAAAATAAACTCGTATGCAAAAACATACGAGTTTAATTATTACTCCTCTAGAGCTGCATCATCTTTAATAAGACGTTTCATTGCTCCATCAGGTATAATAGCTATTACTTTTTCTCCATTTTCAATTGCAACAGATGCTACAAAATAACCAATAAGCTCTATGTTTACTTCTTCAGCTTCTTTAGCATTCATATCAAGCCATTGCTTTAATATAGAAACGCATAATTCAATAATGGTTTCTATGTGTATTTCCATCTCAAACTGAATCCTATGAAGGTTATAAGCTGTTGCCGATAACTGTTTCTGGAACTGTGTATCAGTAGTTAAGTATACTGTAGCCCCTTCCAAATCTTTCTCATCAAATGAAAACTCATATGACCAATTTCCTGGCATATCTTCATTCTCATTACTATGATATTCTACGATAGCACCCATTAAGAAATTACCTTTTAGATCCCTTACTGCAACTGCAACCTTATTATTTTTACTTTTAGCTAAAGCCAAAAAGTCAGATATTCCTGTTACTACAACTTCATAAATTTTTCTTGTCCAATTAGCATCCCAATCGAGGTCTGCTTCACCCATCTTCTGTGCATAAATCATTGGTATTGTAGATTCGTTAAAATTCATAATCAAATTCCTCCTTGAAATTTATAATATTATTTTTATACATAATAATAATATATAATTATAATTATGTTTAATAGTTTGTAAATTTATAAATAGTACTTATTCCCAATCAATAAGTTTATTATACTTTATAATATATTCGAATTATGAAATAAAAACCTTATAATAAATTACTTTTTTAATAAGCCTTAATTTCATAAACTCAAACCAACTATTTGTATATGTTGACATATAACCATCTAACTGTTTTTTGTCTTCAAATCTGACCTCATATCTACCACCCATTTAATATCTTTCCTCCACTTTTTTATAGATATTTACCATAAAATATATACTATCTTATCAACGATTCTAAAAATTTGATAGATATTTCATTAGCTTTATCATGCTCTAAATTTGAATTATCCATGATTGAACAAGCAATATTACTTTGCCATGAATAATAATAACTACCTTCTGTTTTATCTTCTTTTAAAGCATTTTTAATTATATTCATTGCATCTGATATTGATATCTCTTTTGATTTTTTAAGTGCTTCAATTGCTATTTTAATAACCTCAATATCTTCTGTTCCTAATATCCAATTATCTTTTCCTACTCTGCCTTCTTCGTCATAATTAATAGCTTGTGTTAATATTTCACTTGCCTTTTTATAATCCATTAATACACCTCCTTTTTTATAAATACTTATCCATATTATTAGTAAAATCATTTATAGGAATTATCATAATATTATTAGCTGATGCTTTAACTGTCTTAGGACTAGTGTAACCTTCAAATGGAACTAATAATATATCTGTTGATTTTGTAACACCACTATCTCCATTTGCATCATATCCCATATCATTTAAAGTATTTACTAATTCTTCATTTCTAAATCCAGTAAATCTTATAGACTTACCCGACTTAACTCCTTTAGACTTTAGTATATTAGGCATCTTAAGTATAGTATCTATATCTGCCTTAAAGAATTTAAATTCTGATACTATAGTATCTACAGTAGCTGGACCTATACCTTTTATATTTAATAAAGCATCTCTTAGTTGCTCTTCTGTAAAAGATAGTATCTCATCTAATGTATATTTATTTAATATTAACTTCCATTTTCTAACACCTATATCTGTAAATCCAAGACTTCCTATAATCTTATAATCATATATAGGTTGTAATTTTAATTGATTCATTCTTTCTATAAACTTTTGTGAAGTAATCTCTCCTAAGAATTGTATTTCATCTACAGATAGATTCATCATATCCGATAATGTATATTTACCTATCTGTAACAAATAAGCATCTGAGAAATCTTTAACATTTAATTTCTTTAACATACTCACTATTCTAGCTATATTTCTTTGCTTACATGCCATATTAGAACATAATGCAGATTTACCTGATTCAGATATTTCTAGCACTATTCCGCATGAAGGACATTTTGTAGGAAATACTTCAACTGGATTTGTATTTTCTAGATTATGTGAATTATCTGGTTTTGATACATATGGCATAACATCATTCACATATTCTACATCTATTATATCACCTTTTCTTAAAGCCAAAGTTCTAAATCTTTCATATGAATGACCAGAAGAATGATTGTGTGTTGTGCCATAAAACTCTACTGCAGTATAATAAATCATAGGAGTTATTACACCATCTTGGCCTACGGTATATCTGTATTCTATAAATATTGCTTGTTTCTTAAGTGGATTAAATTTTACTGCCATTGAATATTTATTAACAGAATTTACTCTTCCAAGTTTATCTATGAGATCTGGTTCTATATAAGATATCACTACTCCATCATACATGAAAGGCATATATGGTCTAAGATATTCTGCCTCTTCTACAAATTTCTTTATCTGAAATAGTATATCTACATAGTTACCATACAATACTGAATATCTTAATCTTTCTCCAGAATTGTAATACTTATTCATAAATTCTATTTCAGAAAGTCTATCAATGTCTTCTATAGAAGTTGCTAAAGGTACTAATGTTATAAAGTCTCTAAACTGTGGAGCATCAGACGATGCAAATAATCCAGAGATAGCAGTTCTACAATTCTTATAATCTTTCTGTTTGATTACATTATATTTTGCTAAATTATTATGAGTCATTATAGCTTCAAATTTCATCCCAAAAGCTTCATCTATCATTGGAGCATATCTAAATCTATAACCTCTTAATATAGGAGTTAGGTCAGCTGCAATATCTTCATTTGTATCTCCTCTAGTTCTTCCTCCTTCTATCTGATTTGTAACATCTCCTTCAACAGAAATTCCATCATATTTTAATTCTGCAACTATATAGAACTTTCTATTTGGATCTAAGATTCCATCATCTATATGTTTCTTAAAGAAATCCCTTTCTAATATTTTTACATTATTATCATCATATACACCTTTTTCTTTTGCTTGAGAACTTAATACAAATTTACCCTTATCTAAAGTCCCTACTAATTTTGGATAGTTATGTTTTGTATTTACTACTCTCTTAGCTATCACATCAGTATTCTTAAATGTTATTGGACTCTTCAATATATCAGTTCTTTTTATTTCTTCATATTTGAATATATCATTTCCATATAACATATCATCTATCTTATCTTGATCAACAAATCTTATAACTTTTGATTTTAGTTTAGTCAATGAGTCATTATTTGTAGGAGCAAAATAAACAGGTTTTGCTCCTACTAAATAATTTGGATCATATTTTTTACATTTTTCAATTAATAAATCATATACCCCATCCTCTAATAATATAAAATCTCTATCTGTGTTATTAAAAAGTATGTTAGAAATCTCTAACATACCTTTCATATTTTCTATATCATCATTGGAATGTGTATTTGATTTTATTACCATTTCTACATATGAGTTTATCTTACTCATAGTTTCTAAATCAGTAAGAAAAGTTTTATTCCCTTGTCTTACTTCATCTAAAACTTTCCTTATTATGTCATTCATTTTAATCAGTCCTTCCTACAAATGATATTGGAACAAATTTAATAGGTGATTTTGATTTCTTACCAAAATTATCTAGATACTCTTTAATCATCTTATCATCTGGATTAACAAATCGTATTGGAGTTCTATTTGCTGGAACTATAATAGGTGTAAACTTAATAGGTGCTTTTTTAGTTTTTTGTGTTTTTACAAATTCTATTCTTAATCCCATTGTTAATAAATATGCATTAAGAATTTCAACACCTCTATTTGTAGATTGGTCGTCCAATTTAACATTTATATCAAACGGATTACCAATTAATAATTCTTCAGCAAGTCTTCTTCCTTTAGGAGATGCGGAATATAGTAATAAGTTAATAACTACATTTTCTGCACCAAGATGTAATAAGTTTCCAGATTCCATTTCTCCAAATCTTATTGGAGTTTTTGTAAATATTGTTTTATAAGATTTTTTAGCAGAGCTTCTACTATTTTCATTTCTTATATTTGTTGAAGAAAGTGAAGTCGCACTAAACTTTTCTTCAGCATATTGTTTTAATCTATAGATATATTGTTTTCCACAAGTCAATCTTCTTCTAGTTTCTAGATATCTTACATTACCATTAGAATCCCTTTGTGGCACTGTTACCTTATGCTGTTTTATATAAGGAAATTTATCATATATTGCAGACAGCATATCAATATTCATTGGATCACTTATAGGTTTCATACTAAGCATTATGCCACTATCTGATATTACAGAGTCAAAGAAATAATGCTGTTCTTCAGGAGATAATCTAGATAATAATTCATCTACCTTCTCGCCTTGTTCCCTATTAGTTAAATAAACCAAATCTCTATACATCTCATTACATTCATCTGTATCTAATACATTCTCCATATAATGAAGTAATTTATTAGATATATCGTTTAGCGATGTCTCAAATAATTGACCTATATTTTCTCTATTTATACATGTTGCTGAATTAAATATTACTTCAACCCTCTCACCTGTATCTTTTAATAATGGCATTAGATCATCTTCTCTTATCTTAGAAACTACTCCTTTACCACCATATCTATTAGATATCTTATCTCCTACTGCTAATACACTCTTCTCTAATATAGTTATATTTATTATAGTATTAGAGAATGGTTTATCTTTTATATACTTCTTCCCATCTACTACTATCTTCTTACAATCATAATATATTTTCTGTAATTCATAACTACACTTATTAACATTATCTTCTATTATAGGTTTAATAACATTTACAATATCATTCATAAATCTAAAACTATTATCACTATAATATTTTATTTGTGTAGCATAGTATGATTCTTTTAATATCTCAGGATTATTACAGTATACATCTATATCTATAATTTGTCCTTTTGCTATAAACTTATCATCTGACATCATTAATGATTGAAGATGTTGAAGAGATTGATTAAATAATGATTCTTCTTTTTTCTCTCTTCTCATAGCACACAATATACCCTTCTTTATGCTCTCTCCTATATCTGGCATTATTTTATATATATTATCATCGCCATACATATTAAGTGGTATATCATTATCATTGATTATTATTTGGATAGTCTTAATTAATGGACATGCTAACTTTTCAGTTACAGACCTTGCTACTACAATTCCATCTTCTTTTGTATCTTCATTAGATAGATATGTTGTTATTAAATTAACCCCATCCATTCTATTATCATATTCATCATATGATGTGCTTTTTCGTATAACATCATTAGTTTCTACTATACTTCCAATCTTTAGATGATCCATATATTTTGTATTATATAGATATCCGTAAGCTTCAGTAACATGCTCATACATTACTCTCTCAATAATTTCATATTCATCACTATCAAACTTCTTTAACACTAAATAATAATGATGCCCTGGAAGATGAGAGAATTTTTCTATCTTAGCAATTACCATATATCTACTATCAGATTTGATAAAAGAAGATGTATATTCACCAAATCTATTTTCATACCCCGTGCTTATTAATGGGGCTTCTGGGTTAAACAAATCTACACGATGATCCATCTGTGTAGAAAACATTATTTTTCTTGCTCCTGAATTTAGAGCGTTAAAAGGCATATTCAATCCTTTACCTAACATTTGTTCTTTTGATGTTAATCTTTTTCCTGCTTCTAAAACGTTATTAATTAAACTTGGATCTGCCATATCATAATCATCCCTTCACACTAAGAATATGTAAATATCTGATAGATTCATAACTTCTATCAGATATATAATATATGATTATCTATTTTTTTAAGCTGCTTCTTCATTTATCATATTTAGAATAGTATCGGTCAATTCTAAATCAGAACGGGTTTCTGTTTCACTATTATTAGATCCTTGACTTTCTAATATTCCTTTTAATACTACTATTACTTCTTCCATAAATAATTGTTTTATATCATCATGTTTGGCTATCTTATCTTTAAAGCTCTTCTGTGAGAACTTAACATCATTTCTATCTCCTAAGTATAAACCAACTCCTGCACCATTAATCTTACCTGCTTCTTTTAATAGGAAGAATAATGATAACTCTTCATCGTAACCATTTTCTTGATCAAATACTAAGGTAGCAACACTACCAGCTCTATTAGTTCTTGATTTAACTAAAGTAAAGTCTACTAATGTTCCAGCAATACCAAAACCTTCTGATTCTTTTAACTTACTATGATCATCTACTCTTATCATATTATTAGCTAAATAGATTGGAGCATTTCCTCCTGGAAGTGTTTCACCCTGTTTTAAATAACTAACTTGAGATTTAGTTCTAGAGAATGCACTTATCTCAATCTTTTGATTTATATGATTAATTACAAATAAAATTATATTTGCAGATTTTAGCATTGGAACTATTCTCTTAAAGATACTAGCATTGGCTCTAGCTGTTGATGTAGCAGACATCTGTCCAGATAATTCGTCCTCAGTTGTATACTGCTCTGGCATTAATAATGCTAAAGAATCTAATATATATACTGTAGGATCTAGTTTAAATATTCTATTTCCTGAACTATCATAAAGACCTGTATCATATTCATAATCAGATCTATTATTAATTTTCATATCATGAACTATCTTTATTCTTTCATAGAAGTTTTCTGCTGTTATACCAGTATTCCTATGAATATATTTATCTTTTAATTCATCTCCATGAAATTTTGTAAGTAATTCAGTTCTTGAATCATTTATACCACCTTCAATATCATCATGAAATATGCATGATGTTTTGAAAGCTCTTATAATATTTGCAGCCGCTTGTACTACCCATGTAGTTTTACCGCAACCAGCTCTTCCTATTACCATTACCATAGACCCATCTGTAATTCCTATAGAATAATAATCGAATTTCTTTTCCTTTGAGTTTACATGAACAACTGTACCATTAGTAAAATCAAAACTTAAAAATCCTGTAGAATATCCTACAGAATGTTCTGTTTCAACTTTCATACGATAATCTTTGAGTTTAGAAACTGCCGTTCTAAAATTCTCTGCTAATAATGATGGCATATATATTTCCTCCTTTATTGTTTTAAATATTGTATTATTTCACTTAAACCATATAATGTAGTTCCATCACCTGATCGTATATTTAATGTTTTAATAATAAAGTCTAAGATATTTTTAATATCTTCAATATCTTTAACAGAATCTTTATTTAGTATAAATAACTTTTCTATATTATGTTTTGTAATAACAGGTGTTATTATAGAATGAAGTTCTTTATTATTATCTAAAATTGAAGCTGGATAGACATTACTATTTTTTGTAAGTTTGTCAGATTCTATTAATTCCATAGTAACTGTTTCAAGATCTGAATTATTACTCATATTATATCCCTCCTAAATATATTGGTTATTTAATAGTTATCATTATAATAAAAAATAAAAATGGGTTGAATAACCCATTTTATATCGAACTATCCACTCTACTAAGATATCCATCTATATCCATTATTTCAAATGTTCTATTTTTAAATATTTCTGATACTATATCTAATTCTTTTTCGGCATCATACTTATAAGTATATCTTGTAGAATCACAAATCTCTGGTGTTATTAAATATCCATTATCTAAAACCTGTATATATTTAGGATGCTCATGATCTTTAATAAGTATAATATAATATACCTTTTTAAATTCTTCCCAATCAAAAGTATCAGGTATAGTTTTAGGTAATGATTTGATATACAATGCAGCTCTAATATAATCTATAGGATTGAGTAACATTCCTATATAATTAAATTTTATAATACCTAAATTAAATTCACATTTACAATCAAATCCGCTAGAGTATCCTCCTAAAGGATACTCATTTTTTTTCATATTACTTTTTTCAAATTGAATTTTAAATGACTTAAAACTACCCCAAGCCCATTTCTCAGAATAATCTTTGGTCATAGTTATATGGGTTAACCATAAAATTAATGTAGGAACTATTATAGGAACTAGAATAATGGTTAATATAATCATTATAGTAGCATAATCTATCTTCATCTATTTACTCTCCTCTTCTAATTTTACAAATTTAGCATCCTTATCTAATTTAAATTTTAAATTAGATTCTAAAGTAATCTTAATCATATTATCATATAATATTTTCTTAACTTCAAATACTTTAATTAAAGTAAAGATTAAAGCTTCTTTAATATTCATATTAGTTTTATCTGCAACATCAATACATTTTTTGAAAATAACATCAATATTATATAATTTACGTAATTCTTCATTCTCTATTAATAATTCTTTAATATCCTCTTTCATAATTAATTCTCCTTACTCATCTGGATTATTTTTAAGATATTCTAAATATGCTTTACCTGACTTTTCTGAAGCATCTAATATTAAAAATAAGAAAACTCCAGTTATCATCAATCCTATAATCATAGATATCCCCTACCTTTATCTAGATAATTAAATGCTGTAAAATATTTTGAAGTATAAGCCATAAATCTTATCATTCTTTCATGTGCTATTCTATTATCATTATCTACCATACTAAATACTTTCTCTATAGGAACTCCTGTTTCTAATAAATCAATATATTGTAATATGTTACTTTTTGAAGCTTCTTTAAAAAGCATAGCTAATGTATCTCTATCTATATCTAATCTTTCAGACATTTTAGTTATATGATATTCACGATTATATCCACCAGAATGTTGGACTATAAATCCAACTCTTCTATGTATTCCGTTGTATAATAGTTTCATTTAAACTCAAACTCCCCCTATATTTTTTATCATGCATTATATCTGATAATATATGATAAAATATTTTAGATATTGTTGCTTTTTTTTCAAACACATAACGATTATATATAAGCATTGATGTTATATTAACTACAGTACCAATTCTAGATTGTATTATAGCTTTTGAATATACATTATCTCTTATTTTTTTAATAATTTCTTCTTCCCATAACATCATATTTATCACCTCTATTTAGATGTTAGGTCATCTTTATTTTTTTCAGATTTTATAAATCTTTCTATACTCATACCCCAGCCTAATTGCCAAGCTAAAGCAATTGAACCAACAGAAAACATAAGTTTTTCTATTGGATATGTGCTACTGAATCCTAAGAACATTGTTATTATACAGAATAGTAATTGTGGATAAAATATAAGAGGTCTAATAGTTTCTGTTATATTTCCATTTTTAGGTCTGCCACTTAATGTTTTAAATATATTTTTCATTTTCATATTTATTTCTCCCTTATATCTATAGCTATTATTTTTTTAACATTAAATTCGCCGACATTATTACCTCTCTCGCCTACTAATCTAAGCATTGCTATTGGATTTTTAAATTTACTAATAAAAGAATAGTAATCATCTATTAGTATTTCTATATAATCATCAGCAATATCAATACAATATCCTAATGTTTTATTTAAGTCTATAGTATAATATTCATTATCTTTAAAAGAATCATAGCTAGAATCTAAAACTACAACATTAGGTATATGATCTTCATTTTTTAAAAAAGTATTTATTGCATTCTTTAAAGATATTGGTTCATATAATATTCCATTTAAATTAGGTTCTGATAGTTTTGTTGGTTTTCCTACTCTTATTATTTTCTTTTCAATCATATTAATACATCTCCTATTTATAATTTTAATATAAAAAAATATAAGAGGCTGCAGCCTCTTATACTAAATTCATCCCTAAGGAACATAGATTGTTTCTAGTTTTAAATCTTCTATTGCTTGATTTATTCTTGAATAATCAGTTGATAAAGAGTCCATAGAAAATCTTGTTGTTTTTTGATTTGGCTTTCTATAAACTAGTTCGTAGTCTCCTACATAGGATATCAGGACTTTCCTGATATCCTGGGATGGAAGATTATTCATTATATCTAATACAGCTAGAGAGATCGTAGAATACGTCTCTAGCATGTTATCAGTATAATTATCTTCATCATCCTCCGTAAGAATATCGAACATAACTCCTTCAAATAAAGGAGTAACTCTATCAAATAATTTTTCATATATCCATACTATCATCTGTTCTGCCATAACATGTTCTTTGGAAGAAGAGATGATTATGAAATTAACTCTTTCTACATTTATCATTTCTTTTAATGATGAGTACCTTGCCAATGCTATATAAGATGCTAAATCTTCTTGTATCCCAAGGCCCAATAGCCCAGGAATTATTCCTCGATTAACAACTTTAGATAAAGTGTAGTACAACTGTTGAATGTACTTATCTTTATTTTCTGACAATGTAAGATAATCATATGCTATCTTATTACAATATACTTTACAATCATAGTCAAGAATTTCTGAACTCAAGACCTGTATAAATATTGTAATAAATTTTGAATTTGTTAACAATGTTAAATATAATGGTGTATCTTTATTAAAGATATCTTTTAGTAAATCTTTATATCCTATCTTTAATAAAGAATACAATTCTTTATCTGACACTTTATCTATATTAGATAACTTATCATATAGTACTTGTATATTAAATATCGGTGTATCCATTATATTTATATCTACTAATGTAGTTTCTGTTTTCTTATTTTCTAAATCATTCATAAAACTATCTAACAAGATAACACCTCCAATTTTTAGTATTTAGTAATAAACTGATTATTTTTTACATCAGTTATACTAGCATCAATTTCCTTGTTAGGAACAGTTTCAGTTTTTATATTTTTCTTGAATGTATTTAGAAATTTAGATCTATCTGTAGTAACTTCTTTTGATGGAACTTCTAAATTAAACATTGCATCAATTTCATTTCCTTTTAATTTAGATGCAGCTTCAAAGAAACCATCTTTTCTTTTTGAAACTTTTTCAGATTCTTTTTTATATTTTTCATAAACTTCTTGTACATCATCAATCGGTAGTTCCAATCCAGAAACTATGAATGCTACATATTCTGGTTGACTTTCATCAAACTGAGCATGAGTAAATATTTCATATGGGCTACCAAATTTTTCTTTTAATACACTAAATGAAAAATCTATTGAATCTTTTGTTTCTTCTTTTGCATTGATTATTACTGCAATTCTTTTTGCAGATTTAGTTGATATGTCTAATGATTTATCATTATCAATACATTCTGTTAATACTGTATTAAACTGAGCT